AACTTGAAACACACAGAGTGACACCACATGAGATAATCTGTGGATGTTTACTTATGGACGAACAATTGATAACATGTGATACATAGTAATGCTAAATACAAATATGTCCGATATGAATCAACGGTCTTGGTGTATTTGATCATCAGTCCTCTAAACCCTCTAATATTACCATTCAATCGCTCAATTCGATTACGATATTGATTGAGCATAGTCATTTCTTCGGTTGGTCGGTGATGACTTATCTATGAGGGAGATCTTGTTCTTTTTGGTTTTGAGATGAGATGTATCTTATGTTTGTGCTCTATCTGGTCAATAGATCTGCGGCCTGCAGATCCTGCATCAGCCAAACAATTCAAACCAGTCAGATCTGTCATGGATACATCAATGGTCTCTGGTAAGATTTTAGCATCATGAATGTTAGCACCAACCACATGTACGGCATGAGTGACTAATTTTTGGTCACCGATCAAAGACACTTTGAGTTTTTTCTTCCTCGATCAGTTGGGTTTCTTCCTAATCCTTGTGATCCGGCCATGGATTTCACAGTGAATGTATCAGTAATTACGAAATCATTCTTACCTAAGGTAGTAGGTTCAACAATCAATTCTCTATACAGTTGTTCTAGTATTTGGTATTTAGCAATCAAATTCAAATAATAGTAATATGTGCTTTTTTGCAATCCCGAACTGGTCTTTAATGTAGGACATCTTCATACCATTATCAGCAATAAAAAACATACCATTGAGGACTTGCTTCAATGCAATGGTTCTTTTCCTACCACATGTTGTTTTTTTTTGTGCTGTTCAATCACATCCGAAATCCGTTGAATGAAGGTAGATTTTAAGTGATCAAACGTATCCTTATAGAATTTGGTTGAGGATAATTTTGAGAAACTATCGAATAATCTCTTAAAATCAAACATTGAATCTGATTTTAAGCAAGAATATAAAATACAAATTATTTTAATCTTTTTAACGAAGATCATATTTCTGGACACCCTCTAAATGAATTTAAAGTACAAATAACTATTCATCATCAATTGGATGATCATCTTCATTTTCCCCCTTGATACGAGACCTATCAGACTTAATATTTGGTATTACGTCACCGTCACCGGGACCCTTAGGTATATCTGGATCAATTTCAATATTATCTGTTTCCTCGTTCCGTGTAAAACCAAGAAATTGAAATGCTTTACGTAGTGATTCTTCTTCTTCATCAAGTCTTTTTTGTTTAGATGATTGTCTATCCAACTCGTATAAAATTCTCAGATCGTCCGTTTCTTTGGCAGTAGCACCGATAATCTTCTGCTGTGAAATAATCATATTTAGAAAAGTTGTGACAAATATACAATATCCTTTTTTGCCACCGGTCGTTTTAAGTTTAAGATAATTGAATAATAATTCATAATATAGATAATATCTCAATATTCTACCCACTTGCTCGCCTGTCAGGTACAATGATTCTATCTTATCCTCAGCTACAAATCCATCAACAAGGGGGATTTGTGGGAGCTTTAGGCTTGATTCATCAAAAATTGAAATGGCTATCAATTTATCAATAAATTGATCCTCAATAAGGGGTATATATTTATTGAAAATGATCTGTTTCACGCTCTCTAATGGTTCATGGTCAGTAATAAATGCCCAGATTCCGGTGCCCTTGAAACTGCGGATATTCATATGTAATAATTGAAGATAATATCTTATGAACTCGTTCTGAACATTAACATATTGGGTATTTTCTTTGTCCCACATGAACTGACGAATAATCGGATCCAGTGTATGATTATAACGTTTTGATGTTTCGTCGATATGGGATAAATTTTCTTTGTGTTTTTCCTGCATATCACCAATATTAACTAATTTATCAATATAAGTTAGAGGTAACTCACATACGCGGCACAAGTCTTTAACTAAACTAATTATATCTTCTGGTTTAATCTCTTCTAGTTGTTTCAGTTTTGGTAAATCTTTAATTTCTTCTATTTTGTCTGACGATGATTGATAATTTTCTCCCAAATCATCATCTGTGGCATTAGTTAAATCACACTCATCAAATTCAACAATCAGTCTATCTCGTTTTTTGTCTGGTGTCAAATCATAGTCATAATCTTCTCTATGGTCGGTCATTTTATGAATCGGTCCAGATTCGGAGAAAATTATCTTTGTTTCCAGTTGTTTAATTTGATCATTAATCTCATTAATCTCTTGTTTGATTGTATTTATCTCACCATAAAGTTTTGTGGCTGGTCCCTTCACTGATTGGATAAGTTCATCAACATCTCGAGATTGTTCAATATGAATCAACGTTGGTGGCAGCGAGTTGCATATATCCCCAGGTTGAATAATGACATCTTTCTTAACAATATGTCCAATTATGTAATCAATGTACAAATCTAATTTAATTGAGCAAATCGGTTCACGAGATTCTGCTTTACCTAATACTTCTACTTGGGACTTGAAACACTCTGGTTCTGGTAAAGATAATGTTTTGACAATTTCTGGGTTTTTGGTTAGTGCTTTACGAGTTACATTGACAATGGCTTCACTCTTTCTCTTGACCAACCGATTGAGATATCTCAGTCGGTCATTTAACTGATCCATTATACCCAAATATTCTTCTGTTGTCTTATATCTGATATCCTTGATAGCTGGGGGAACCGGTTCGTCAACAACCTCTTCTAATTTACTCGGTGCCAGTATTTCAGATTCAGAAATTTTAAAATTGGGATGAATAATCGCAAGATCATAATATTTCTGCAATTGGTCTATTGCATAAGTAACTGGTGCTTCACCCAAAAGGTCTACAGTTGCATTTTCACTTGCTTTGACTAATTCTTCAATAGTTTGTTTATTAATTTTAACAATGACCTCTTTAGGATCTCCTTGACGTGCCGCACTTATATATGATGTAACTGTTTTCAAAATGTACGGAAACTGGCAATCTTCATCTTCACCACCTTTACTTTTACCTTTACCACCACTCTGGAAACTTTCTGCAATTATTTCATTGAGAATTGCCCTTGTGAACCTTTTCCCCGGTGCGGCTTGTTCACGTGTAATAATAATAGACAATAACACCATTACATAATAGTCAATCATAGACTTAGCTTTCAATGTTTTCATAATTGTCTCAAAAGGTGGTTTCCTTGGTGCCTTGGGTTTTGATTCTTTAGGATCTGCTTTGTATTGAAAAAATAGTAACTGAAATGTTGCTAAGTCATCATAATCATACAATATATTCTTATTAAGATCAGTGAGTTGAATAAGTAAGGTGAAGTGATTAACTGTTTGTCGAATCTGCTCTGGCGATAAGTCTATTCTATGACGTTTACATAAGTATGTAATTGCATCACATGCATATTTCTTGGGTCTCAGTCCTCCAATAAATTTCTTGTCAACACAAATATCACCTGTCTCGGCGGAAATTTCTGCTTCACCTTCACCTTCACCTTCACCTTCTTCACCTGCCTGTGGTTGAAGAATAGATACTTGTTCTCTATGAACTTGCCCTTCGTCATCAAATTCAGCAGCATCCTCATGAATAATGAGGAACGTATCACCACAATATTTACAACAATCATCCCTATCTTGATACAACGTCATAGGTACATTAAAGAGATCTATGTTTATGTGTTCACATGCAATAAAGCGATTTGTACCCTTAAACAGATATTTATGATTAATTAGGACACCCTCATTTTTAATGATAGTGCGATATAGATTATTAACTGCGTGTTTGTCACTGGTATCAATTGTTTTCATCAAATCATCAATAGTTGAATCTTCTGCAATCAAGTCTTCAACTTTTAGTAGTGTTTCAACATGTGTTCTTCTATTAATAGACTTTAAATTTCTCACCATGAATCTATGATTGGTCACAGATAACTCAATCATGTGAACACTTGTGGATTTTAAAGATTGTTCTTTTTCGAGAATCATTCGCATATGTTGAACGATATTGAGTTCAAATTGATGACCTCTTAATTGTTGTTCTAATGAATAAATGTTTAATGGACGATACTCACCGTTTTCATTGAGTACATAGATGTTATTTATGTCTTCTGAAATTAACTCATCATCAACAATAATTAAAGCTTTCCGATAAGATTCTATTTCATCAAATACTTTGGCACGATCAATTAATGCTCGTGATTGTTCCAGTTTCATTAGTTCAGCAATCTTACCTTCTAATTGTCTTATTTGTCGGGTAATTTCCTCACTTTGAGAGGTAAATTGACCTTCCTTGGAGTGAATTGTGGTGAACAATTGTGACAAATACACATCACTCAAGACCGAATAATATAATTTACCGTTGTCTAGTTGTTTATGGATCCAGGCAAGACGATTGAGCAGAGTATCTTTAATTGTTCCAAAATCAGAATATTTTCCATAATTTTCAACAATCCGCTTGTCATTCAATAATTCATCAGGAACGAGTCGATCATTCTCACTATTTGTAGTAACAATACCACGATCAATCTCAGATATGGTCTTGAATAACTTGCGTAATTCATCCTCTCTACGTTTGAATATATCACTTCGTGCCTTGATATGTAATTGGATGAATCTGAGTAAAACATCATACTGTTCGTGAGTCATATCTTGGGCAGACAGACCGAAATTTCTCAAAATATTAGTTACATCCTCTAAGTTTACAGATTTATTGAATAATTTTTGATATTTCGGGTCGGTAATATTCTTTAAAGTTGGAACGAACAGTTCAAATACATTCAATAATGATTTGCCCGTACATTCGGTAGGGAAAAAGACGACACAAATTTTAGTGATGCTTTTAGGCGCAACCTTTCTAAGTTCCTCGATCGACCCATATGTTTTCAATTGCTCTTCAGGGATTTTCGGGAATTCCTTCTTGCGATCTGTAGGCACATAAAATGTCACTAATTTCGACCATTGACCTATAAATCGCCAATTTTTCAGGTCCATTGGTAGCCGAACAAAACCCACCATATTGATATCTTCACTTTCAAGTGACAAAACTTCGTCGATACTGAAATCTGGATTTTTGATTGATGCTCGGCCCTTATACACATTTTTAACTTTATATACGGGACCATACGCTTTTCTAACACGAAACATAGATCGCTTCGCTAATGTCAGAGGTTTTTCACGAAGTACATGAATGGTATAATCTTGCCTTGTATGGTCTGGTGTCTCGAATTTGTATTTTTTTGTATTTTTTTGTGCACTATCGAGTCCTACTGGATCATATCTGTGTCTGGAACCAACATATTGTAATTGTAGACTATCATCGGTTCCAGTAAAATGAGATTTTTTGCTTCTTGACCACAAACCATTCTCAACTTTAATGTCATCATAAACTTTACGAAAAGTTGGCTTGGTGTCATATTGTTTGAGTGTGTCTCTGACTATTGGTATGAGCCAATAGTTGTTAAATATTGGTGCATCATCTGAAAACAAATTTTTCAGCGATGCATATGCGATTGGATTTGTCTGACGAAGTGTGTAATTTTTATCTTTCTGTTTATCTTGTATTCTGTCACTAGCAGCGCAACTGAGCTTCTGATATCTTCCAACAGCTACGTCAATGAGTGCATCAGGTAGTTTCAATTGAGCAAAATATGCCTTTAGATCATCAATGACTTGACTCTCATCATACACTCGCTTGTATTCAGGAACTATATGTTTCTTTGTAACGACAATTTCACCAATTTTCTCGTGTTCTTCGATTCGTGGTAATTTATCGCCTAGCTCTTCAATCACATCACCTTCTATTTCTGGGTCAGGATTGAATGATCCTGCATTACCCACAAGATCACCTGATAAATCTATATCCTCGTCACTTTCCGGTGACTCGCCCTCCTCTTTCCCACGAGGTGGTGGAGTTTTTTTCTTTTCCACACCTTTTTCCTTTTCCACACCCTTTTTGACGGGAACCTTTTCTTTTTTTTCCTCAGGTTCTTCTTCTTCTTCTTCTTCTTCTTCTTCTTCTTCTTCTTCTTCTTCTTCTTCTTCTTCTGCCGTTCGTGCGGTCTCTAATCTCTGGTTCAAATACTCGATAGCTGCTGCTTGTTCTGCCAAAATTGTGTCTAGTGGTGTTTTTTTCTTACTATAAGATTTTTCACTGTATCCATCAACTGAAATCCTGGTCTTTTCGCTGATCTCATCTTCGTCCCAGTTATCAGGATCAATCTCTGATTGTAATTGAATAATCAAGTCATCAATTATTTTCCGTTGTTCTTCTATCTGATCAGCCTTGGGTCCGCCACCTGTATATTGACTATTCTTAAGAATAGATGAAACATCGTCCAAGTTAAGAACGGAAGGATTCATACCTAATTTTGACAGGATAAATTGTATATTGTTCAATTCAATTTTTACTGATCTGGCAATGATATGTTTTTCAGTTAAATTTTTTGAAATTTGACCGATCGGGACTAAGAATGTTCGTCGTTGTTGATCAAGTTGTCCAATTGGTTTGGATAGTGTAACATCATCAGGTTCGTACATAATATTATATGACTGAAATGTGTCGACAATGTAGGGTTTTTCATCAATTTTAACAATTATGATCCGATTCATGTTAGATTTATATGAATATAAATTATAACAACATAATTTTTTATCTAATAATAGTATATTACTATTATTAGATAAAACAAGCATACATCAAACTCAATTTATGCTGATTTTACCCTTATCATACACCAATATTACTTGACGAGAGGTTTTCTGTGATTGTTGACTCATATAATATACACGAAATTGTTCTTTATTTAATATCTCTGCATAAGTTGGATCATCCGTGAACATCACATCATATATGAGACAATAATTAGTTGGTGGGACTTGCTTAAACTTTATATTAATTAAAAATACACCATCATCCATGCACTTAGTTAACAATGGAAGATTCAAAAAATCCAATTTAGTAACTGATTTATCCCTCATTGTTAAGGTGTTCAATTTATCAATGGATTGAAATACATCTATATGGCTCAGTGTTTTTGAGCGGTTATGCAGGCTTAATGTGACTGATTCAATATAATTATTGACACAATCAACAGCAATAAATTGACCATTGTACCCTTTCAAAATATAATCTGATTGTAATGTGAAATTGTGTGAATAATCACCGACAACAGGTAGTGTAAATGTGTGATATAATTCATTATATGAATGAATCGCTGCATCTGATTGTATTTTCGTAGTACTATTAAGAATAGGGTTTTTCAATTTAGTAGCATAGTTGTTAATATCGATCATATTTTGATTTGGTATTGACAGTACATTCACAAGTACTCCAGTAAGTACGTCCGGTTGAATATTCATTGTTAATATTATAGAAATCATTCAGTGGTTTTGTTTAAATAATTTAATGAATATTAATTAAGGTTAAATTAATATTTATACTTAATATACATATATCTATTCATTCATATGGCTGAATTACAAGATGTATATGGCACAAATTATCTTAACGAATCAAAACAGTGCAAAAGTAATCACGTTGTGAATCATATTGTGAATAATATTGCGAATAGGCAATTCAATTTCAGATTGTTCGACTCAAATGATGTGTGGGACGCATCCCACAACATATCACCACGAATAATTGAGACAATTATTAACAAAGTAAAAGTTGTCAACAAAAAAATGTGTGTGTTTTACCTTGATAAAAATTCAGAAAAAATCAATATGCTTCCAACATTAATTATCGATTCACCCGTAGAATATCTTTGGATATTTGATGGAGAATTTAATCGTGCATATTTCGTTTATATTACACCATACGAAGTAGGTGCATTTTAGGCAGATAATTATCTAGTTAGGAACAAGTAATAATAATACACATAAATTAACAAATATTTCCATTTCATTAAGGCTCGAGGCCTTTTGAATTGAATATATCTGCAACCTTCATCGAATGTTAATGATGTGTATTTAAGTAAATATGCCAAAACAATGCTGGCTGATCGATGATGTCCATGTTTACAATGAACTAACACACCACAATTATGATTGAGACCACTACGTATGAAATTCACTAAATATTCAATTGTGTCAACAGGGACAGATCTATCACGCAATTGACAATCACGTATACTGAATCTTAGATAATGTATGTGATTGTAAACACAAGGTATGTCAGTCGTAATATTCACGATGTATCTAATATTATTTTTCTGTAAAAAATCAAGATCAAGTGAAGCATAATAATTACCCAACCATAAATTTCGAATAAGTTGAGTTGCATTCGGTTCAAAGTGATTCATTCAGATCTATATAATAGGCATAGATATTCCATATATTTATCCAAATATATGGAATAGTCATTCAGATCATATCACATTATTTGATAGGTAATACATTCAATAGTTCATCGAGCTTATATGTCTCAAATTTAAAATGACCTATCTTATTGGATGGAATCGGTCTCTCGATCATTAACGGTATTAAATTGTGATCAAACTCATCAATTGCAATGGCAATTGGATCCATCCCTGGTTGAACTTTAACATACGGAGGAGCACCTTCAGCAATTTGCTGAGCCCTAAATCCTATAATTGCCGTCAACTCATATTTGGTCAACCGATTGGGAGGTCCTGCAGACGCATCAACCAATTTTCTCCTATGTTCGACGATTTTTTGCACATCGCTCACATCACTTTCTGTTTCAAGAATGGATGCAAGACCTTTGATAAATTCTTCATCAGGCTCACCTTCGGATTCTTCTGCTTCACCCTCACCTTCATCTTCATCTTCATCTTCATCTTCATCTTCATCTTCATCTTCTTGCTGAGGAAGATCGTCACCCTCATCGACATCTACATCGGCATCTGCAAATTCATCATCTCCAAAATCATGATCAAAAAAGTCATCTTCTCCAGCAATGCTCATATTGTGTATAATATATATAATAAGATTATTATTATTCTTTCACCAACACATTCAATTTTTATATATTATGAGCCAATATAAATTAATTTTTCCAGTAATTTAGACATTCGGTGCACATATAACCAACATTTAACATATCTGGATTATATTGGAAAATTATAATTTCTGTATTTTTGTTACATGTTGGACATTTAATATGTTGTGTTCTTGGCAGAGAACAATCGTGAATTAGATTCCGATTTATCTGATAATCATGTGCGGTTCTGTTCAATTCGTTGATCACAATACATTCGTCCACAACATTATCTTCATTGCCGCATAATTGGCAATGGTAAATAAATTTCCCTTGAGCATCAATATTATGATTATACAGGCTACCACATTGGCTGCAAAACTTAACCATTATTATATATAATTTAATAATATATTAAATACAGATAATTAAAAATCAAATTTTATCATCATAATTAACCTACTTAGAGAAGTTAATATATTATTATGTTCGAAAACATTCTAAAAAAATAAATTTATAAGATTTTTTTTGCACCATATATTATATAATAAACATGCCAAGAAATCATTCCAAAAAAAACAAATGTTGCCGTAAAGCAGTTCAAGCAACACAATGTTGTGTTGCAATACCTCCATTGTCAGAAACACGGTGGGAACCTGACGCACAATGGTGTCCTACTATCCCAATACAAACACCATTGAAGACCGTTCAAACACCTTTCTATACCAGCTCAGAAGATCCTGCCCCTCAATGGGCAGCCAATATCATCATTAAACCACCATGCAATTGCAAGGCTGCATGCCATAGTAAATGTAAACACGGCCATACCAAGAACTGTTGGGGTGGTTGCGAGTTCCTAAGATCACATTGGCGTGATGACATTGAACGCCACGTTTATGGAACCAACCCATTCTCCGACACTGTGAATTCAGGTGGGTCTCACTTCCAGTAAAGTATTGTTGTAGATATATTTAATATTATTAAACCAGATTGGTTTAATAATATCAAATGTGAAATTGCCATAATTTATGGCTCCCAATCATTTTGGATGACGTGCAATCGAAGATCATGTGACTCCTTTGTGGTATAATCCTTATAAAAACTGTTAATTCGCCTGTTGAGACCAATACATTGGATCAGATAATCAACAATTTTATCCAAATATTGATTATTGAGATACATACGATATTGCACTTCATCCCTTGCCTGGCCCAACAGGATATAAGGTCTTTGTTGATAACCATTAAATTCATCAAAGATTTTTACTTTTCTACATTTTCTACCAAAAGCATCATTTTCATCAATATATACAACATCAATTTGATTCAATACAGATTGATCACATTGGATCCAATGAACAAGATCTTTTTTGACAGAAATTAAATCAAGGGTCATGGATTCATCGATGTACCGATGTAAATTTTCGGACAATAACTGTTTAAGTTCAGTTTTTAAATGAATCAATATTTTTAAGTCTGTTATCCATTGTTCAACAACGGATAACAATTCAACATGCCAGAATTGCTGTCGAGACATGATTTCGGACAGTAACCCGTCCAAAAATTCGAAACTGTATTTGAAATGAGGCCGTGTTTTTTTGAAATAATGATACCATTCAATAAACTCACGATACTCATGTGATGTGTTCAAATTATGATTATATGACATATTCATAGACAACATACAAATGTAGATATTAGTTGATTCTATAATAAATATCAAATTTAAATATTTATAATGTCCGTATTATCATCATCTATAGTTACTATAGATGATGATAATAAGATCAAATCGATGCCACGGATCATATATTAGTATACAAAAATTAACTTGTTTATGTTTATAAAAAGCGGCAGGAGCTATCCTTGATCATTTAATCGTTGCTGATGCTAACGAAATTATCGCTTTCTGGGAAGACATATCACCAGAAACAAAGTTAACGATCAAATTCGCGAAAAAGGTAAATATTGTCCATTCATAATGATGAATTACACCTGTTTGATTGGAATATTGAGTTGATTCATTATTTTTCGCTGATAATATATGTCAGACAGATTGTAAATGTGACTATTCCATGACAAGATATCATAACTATCTAAAAACTTATTGGGATCTATTTTGTCGTCTAAATTCCTATTAATTAGATAATTAATCCCTCTCAGATAACTATTTTGTAAATTGTGTGCCAATTTTCTCCCAAAAAGGTCCTTCTGTTCACTAATTTGTTCATTGTTTTCATTATAATAATAAATTTTTGATTTTTTACGATCGGTTGTGAACGATTGGTGATCATATATTTTTTCAATTAATTTACAGTCTCCAGAAACATCTGACAAAGCACAATCCTTAATGTAATCCACAGCACGATTAAAATTACCCATTTTGTCAGTTAACATATCAAGATAGTTGTCGTTATTAGTGATACAAATAACTTGTAATATGTTTTTTTGTTGTGGTGTATTTTTGATAGTAGTTAACTCAGATTGTATTTCATCTTTTAATTGTTCGTCCCGTTCTTTCTGTTTTTCATCTCTTTCTTTCAATTCCAATTTTAACTTTTCATCTCTTTCCTTCAATTCAGACTTTAATTCCTTAATTTGGGAAATCAAATCTTGATATGTAGTGTCATTTCTCATTGCTTGTGATGGCAGTGATGGCAATGATGGCAATTGTAGTGTCAATGTCGTCAAAGTAACTTCTTCATCCTGATTATGTACTGTATCGAGATGTCTCTTGACGTCTCGAGCACGAGTGAATCTTTTATGACACACAGGACATGGATAATTTTTTCTTTTATCATCCCTATCTGGAGCATGAATCTTATCTAAATGTACTTTGACATAATGTGCACGAGTGAAGACTTTGTGACAAATATAACATGTGAATTTATCAGCCATCACATATACATACATTATATACATCTATTTATATACAATTGCTAAAAATCATAGCGCGTATGCGCAATTTTAGCAATTTATAATTATTTCACTAATTGCGATTTTAGGTGTAAATTATGATTAAATAAAATAATAAATATAATTGCTAATTGAATCGTGCAAAATTAGTAATTGATATCGTTGGCATTAGATGTAATCATATTTCAACACATATGTAATTTTGATTTAATTAACAAAATCTCAATAATTTAACAATTTTCATCTAAAAATCATACAAATTTAAATTATGTACATATGTCTCTATTTTTTTAACAATTTTATATGACGTCCATAGATAACACACTTTATCTTAATTTAGACGTATCACAACATCTAAATTATCATTAGTTTTCATTTAACCACATAATTTTATGTAATGATTCACACCAATGCTCAGTTTTATTCAATTATGATTCATAGTGCGATCATCACAAATAAAATAATAAATTGTTAAATTGTTCAGGTAATAAGGATTGTATCAATAACGATTAAATATTATTTAACAATTATTAAAAATGGTAATTATGATGATCATAACCATCATAACTTTCATCAAATCAATCATTAAGATAATCATACATTAATCATTCACACGAAATATGTATAATGTGAATAATATGTGAATCGTCAGTTACAAAGCAACAGACACTTGACTTCCTAATTTTTCCCTTCCAAAATAATCACGCGAAAACTTTAATAAATTTCGATTTAATTTGACACCATATTCTGGGTCGTTTTATGAGATTTTTATAAATCGTTCAATCAGTGTTTTTTTAAATTTTTAAAAGTTTTTTAAAAATTTTGAAAAAATCCAATTTTAATTTTTTTTTAAAATTTTAATTTTACAAAATTTTGTCTTTGAGTTTACATCCCATAAATTTTGAAGTAAAATTATTCATGGAGGAAAAATCATGATTTCCAATTCCGTTTTTAAAAAAAACAACTTTCCTCAAAAGGGATTTTCAATATTTTTAAAAAAGTATTGAAAAATTTTATTTTTTCATCAAAGTAAATTTAGAACATCCATATTTGTATTAAAATTAAATTAAGCATAAAATCCAATTATGTGTTTCACTTTCTTCAAGGTATTTTAAAAAATTGTTTGGATTTCGGATATTAAATCCAAAAATTTGATTTACCTTAATATCACGACATATGTGAGTTTAATTATTCATAATTCCCATGGAAAAACTGATAGGTTCAGCTGTTATTTTTAATCAGTTTCGTGATATATATGATGAGAAATATTCTGAAAAAGTCAAGAGAGATGTGCTTTTATATCAACAATTGAAGGAAAGAATTATGAGAACACAACCATTATCTGGTGATGATATTGAATCCTTCGGTCATACGATTGAGGAGGAGTACTCAGCCCTACCGTCTGATGAAATTGACAAGATCAATTGGGGCGGGATTCCAGCGATTTTCTGTAATCAGACGTTCGTTGATTATTTTGAGAACCAAGGCCCACGGTATGATAATAGTGAATATTATCAACCTACCAATGAGCCAGATGAAGAACTATTTTACAAAAATGCTCCAGCACATAATTGTCAAACATTATATTACCAATGTGTTGACAAAATTAAAAGTCTAGGAATCGATATCTATGGAATCGAAAAAGATCTAAAAAAATTTAAAAACCGACATGTCAGCTCGTGTTGCGGTGGAACTACAGTATTCATATTTTTTGCCGCAAAAATAATTATAGTTTCTCTATTAAGTATGTGGATGATTGTGATTGTTTTCCGGGAATACTTTTAGTTGAAGAAGTTGAGTATCTGGTGACTGGTGAAAAGACAAAAATATGTTGTGATTTATATTGTCAAAATACTAGCAGAACAGAACTTGAAAATTTTTTGATATTTATTGATAGTTCTTCAAAAGAAGAATATTTCCAAAAAAGATTCGGTCGTTATATCGAACTTATTAATTTACTCAAATCACATGGATTGGGTGTCTCTTATTCTGAGACTGATATGGAACCTCAAGTTAATTATACATATCAATTTCAAATGATATTTAATGTCTCTACTGATAAAGGTGATTGTCTATTGATACCTCGTGGTGATTATGGGGCAGATAATCAATATTATCTCTATGTGTGTCCGACACTTGAAAAGATTAGTGATATGCACACGACTGATTCATATTTTTATCAATTAAAAAGTGTTGATGTTAATTCATTTAATTCCTATTTACGTCCAAAAGCATGGAAATTTGAGTATAAAAATGATGAAAAATTCCCACAATTACTATCGTTTATCACAGATTATATTGACCATTTATATGGTCAATATGGATATTATGACGAGGCCAATAACTTGTTCAAAAACGAGAAGGATGTTCTGTTGTTGATAGATAAAATTAAGAAGCAATTGGAACATACTTTTTTTGAAAACTTGAGCATAAAAACATATTCTAATAACCATACAGGACCTGATTTTGACATATACACAATGTTTACTCCCAATCCTAGTTGGGGATCATTGACGGAAAATCACATAACCGATTGTCCGTATCCGTTGGATATTTATGGGATACGCTTCTGGTATGACCGTAAATTTAATCAAGACAAATGTTCCCTATCTATTGTAAGTAAAGTATGTGACTTTACATTAGTTGCAAATAATTATTATTCTCATATCAATGATGGTGAGAATGAACACCCCACCGGTCGTGGGAGGGGACGCGGGAGGGGAACTACTCGACCAAGAAATACATATGATCCATATGTCGATACTGTGAAGGATATACATCCCACATACACATTTGAAGGTTCATATGATGAATGTACCAGCATTATGGAACAATTTTTAAATCAATTGATCTTAATCAATTGTTAATAATTTAAATGTGAAGCATCCAGGTTTGTGTAAATTAATCATTATGTGATCAATTTGCACATTTATATGACTTACCTATACAGGAACAATCGCTTCTTTCAATAATCTATTAACTTCCTCAGGTGATTTGTTTCTGACGTCAACATTACCAATGGATATAACTTGGACTGGACTTGGGAAAACCCAATCCATGATTCTGAAGAACAATCCATAAATGAAAAAGATGTAAATTAACACAATATAAATACCACATGTCGCATATATATTACCGAAATCAACAAAGGATAAAACAAATAACAAAATAACACTCAATACAATAATTATCATATGTGTGAGTGCGATTGATGTAAAAGCTCCGATGGATGACATACATCCACTGATTGACACAATTGTTAAAACTATACAACTGATGGCGAATATAACGGCTATAAAACGTTTTTTGTGTGCAAATAGGATAACAAGTAAGATTAAGTAAACATAGTGAAACCAAAAAGTATCAATCAAGTTATATCGTGTGAGACATTGCCAACTCGACATATCTTTATTCATTTTCTTATAATGATAGTCAAGATTTATTTTTTGAAGAGTGTATGACATTGTGCCATCGTGTCGGAATAGGATGTTATGGTGTGACCATGAACTAATGGTGAGATGTAAATCTCATAATCATTCCCACCCGGGGATGTTTTGTCACCAAAAAGTAAATTCGATCATATTCTTTTAGAAATTGTAAACAGAATGTTTTGTCAAATGTAGATCCTAATACATCAAAACTAATCTGTTCTCCGATGGAATATTTCAGGTCATAGTCAGGAAATTCTTTTTCCAATGTAGTGATCATATTACGCCGAATATGATGTATTTTATCATATTCTTCAAAAGCATCTCTTTCATGTTGTGAACAATTTCGCCCTATTGGACTAATATTTAACATACTTTGTCTCAATTCAATAGAAGTTCCCCTCTTAATAGGGATATCTAAGTCGGCCAAATATCTCAGACAAAAGTTAATAAACTTTTCGAGTTTCTCTTCTCCCATATGTTGACAAATATTACATTGATGAATCGTTATGTGTTTCTGATAAGATATCAGACCATTTTCTGAGAAAATATAATCAATGAAGTCGAGTTCTTGTAGGTTGTCGCCTAATTGTTCCTTCATTTTCTTCAAATCACTACCATCAACAATACCAATATCAGTGTGGTTATGTAACATTTTCAAGAAACCGAGCAATTCAGGTGTTATGCTCTGTCTCGGTGTAGTTAATGTACCATCAACATCAAATAACACGATTGTTTTCATTTGGAAATATAAGAACCTGCTTAGGCTTTCGCACAGTGCCTCTTGAGAGCACTCCGTTTTCCAACTCGGTCAAGTACCGAAATAAACAATACAATTTTGTATGTGAGGTTTTTAAAATGCTTAAAATCGTCTTGTGTATGGATTTATGTATGTCATGTGATAGTAACCAAAATCCAATACACTTTGTGGTATCGTTTGTGTTGGTTTGGGTTCGGGTTTGGGTTTGGGTGGGATACTTGGATATCGTTGTGTACTCAGTAACCATTGCGAAATATTTTCAATGAATGAACGATGCTCATCATATTGATCGAAACACTTTTTCGCTATGGTGTGGTCTTTTGAAAAATAGTATGATATGAGATCAATGTCGCCATAATTTGTCACATAAAATATATTCGGTAATTCCGCTGTTGGATTACCATCCAACTGTCCAGCAACACTGACATGTTTTGTATGACTTCCACCCACTTCTATCAATCCAACTTGATGATCAAGTGTATACTTAATATTCCCCGAATGGTCGTAGCCCCATTTACCCAAGTAAAGTGGCATTTTTATCTGTATATGTATATGTATATGTATATGTATATGTATATGTATATGTATATGTATAAGTTCTCAGGTGATTTGCAATTCAGTTTTTGATCACATGACCTTGACATGCGATCATTCCATGTGGGATGTTATTTTACTATGAATTGTCATATCAGTCCATAGTCAGTTTATTTGTCTCTATATAAATTATAACAGCGACCATCAATTTCACTGTATCAATCTTCAGTTATGACCTTAAATATTGCTGCATAAAAGGGCCGATGATCCATATAACTGTCCGTATAAATATATTTATCCAATTCACCAGATTCGATCATTTTATCAAGCACATCAATGGTAATATAATTACCATTTTCATCATTTAAACTCATTTCTTTTATGTAATCCTTTTTGGTTTCACATAATTTTTCCCTGCATTCACCATATTTTCGAAAAAAAATATGAATGAGTTGAAAGATATGGTCTTTTATAATCTGGATGTGCTATTTCGACAGATAGACGATACATATATATATATATATGTCTGTCACAAGATAGAAATAGAGATATAATAATCAAATTTTCCAAGTGGAATAAAATTGATTATTAATAAATCAGTACATTTAATTGGGTTATTAATAAATGGTTTACCAACTTGTTGAGGATGAAAAGGTCCATCATCTGAAGAGCAAGATTGAATCATCATTTCAGAATATTTTCCCGACTAATCTCATTCGTTTGAAACATATCAAAACACAATCATTCAAGATCAATCAGGTAAATCCGTTGACATTGAAGTATATTAATCCAGACAATAACGGAAGCTTTAATATTGCAGTGATCATGACATATGCTGATTGGGATGCCAGACACAATGTGAGTTGCAGAGATTGCCGCCGATTTCAACATCAAAATTCACTAATGATTGGTTTTTCAGTTGGTGATTTGATCAAATATTTTCTTTATATGAATGATCATTTGAGTTTTAGGGAACAATTTCCGCATCTGACAGACCAGAATTTGTACGAGCGAATGAATTCTTGTTTCAAAAAAGTATTCAAAATGGAACTGAGTGGAAACGGTCATGACATTTTGGGTACCATGAGTTATGAAATGACTAATATTCATCTCTGGACTAATCTGATTGAACAAAAACTTGTTAATCGCAAGTATGAGGAATTCAATAATTATGTTAACCAAGTTGTTTATCTTCCATCTGAAATGGTGTATAAAATGCTCAAGATTAGAAACACTGATGGCGAACATTATGCCCAAATCAATAATGAACAAGTTATGAAGTTTTTGGGTTCTATTTCAAATAGAGACTTGATTGTTAATATTATGAGATATTATATTTATAACGAAGTTGCACCATATTATGAACAAGTTACTTATACATTTGAATATCCACTGAATGTTCCAGAAATTCTGGAAAAAATATGTGGTCTCGAGAAAAATGACAAATCGTGTACATATATGTATTATCGTGATCTTCTTCGCAAAAAATTGAGCCCTGCCCATCAACTGGCACTTGACGAAACATATTCTGACACAATCTTTACCAAGATCAAAGATGTACCTCATTTCTACCCATTTTTCGCATACCGAAAAGTTTATCTGCTTCAATGGACAATCAATGATATTTATGATATCGAATACAAATACAGAAATACAATCTATTGCCAAAAACATGCGAAATTGCGTCACCGTATCGGGAAATCAGGAAAGTGTGTCATTATTCCCTATGATGAAGATTATTCGCGCTATCAAGATAGTTGGATTAGGAAAATTAATGCCCATAAACATCTTGAGGATAAACGTGAAACGGTGTCAGATATTGCTCAAGATCTGGCAGATTCATACGATCCAGTAGATTCTCAAGATTTTGACGAATAAAGTAGAAACGGTAAATGTGAATATTATCCTTTGTTGGGTAACAAAGGATGTCTTGCCAGATTGTACTCAATTAATTGGTAAAGGATGAAATTGTATAAATTAGAGTATTCATTATATAATGTTAAACCAAAAATGTGATACCATTATTCGTTCATCTGAATCAATTTGTAAAAATTGATGACATAATTTTGTGATCTTTTCCTGATATAATACAAGAAAAAAGGATCCATGAAACTATCTATTAAAGAAACTCAGATTGCTATTAAGGAGATAAAAACAATATTTGAGAACCATCTCAGTAAAAATTTGTGTTTATTAAGGGTTTCTGCCCCAAAATTTGTTAAAACAAATACTGGTGTTCAAGATGATTTGGCGAACACCTGTACGTCCGTTAAGTTTCATGTTCCATCATGTGAATTTGATGTGGAAATTGTTCACAGTTTAGCAAAATGGAAACGTATTGCATTAAGTAAATATCAAATTGTTGAACATGAAGGATTATATACAGATATGGATGCCATAAGAAAAGATGAAAAATTAGATTGTATGCATAGTATTTATGTTGATCAATGGGATTGGGAAGCTCATATTAATCGTCATGATAGAACGGAAACTATGTTACGAAAAACAGTTGAGAAAATCTATGGTGCACTCAAATCTGTTGAACAATTTATTGATAATAAATATCACCGAGAAACACCTAAATTGCCTCTAGAAATTCATTTTATTCATTCAGAAGAACTTGAAGATATGTATCCCATATTGACACCAAAAGAGAGAGAAAATGTAATCGCTAAAAAGTATGGGGCCGTTTTCCTATTGGGTATTGGATACCCATTGAAAAATGGATCACCACACGATCTTCGTGCAATGGATTATGATGATTGGAGCACACCCAATGGACCATTCCACGGTTTGAATGGTGATATTCTGGTCTGGAATGAGATGACCCAATCGGCGTTCGAGTTGTCATCTATGGGCATCCGTGTCGACGAGACAGCATTGATGACTCAAGCTGAAATGATGCAACAATCCATACAAACACCATATCATACAATGGTTCTTCAATCTAAGATACCTCTATCAATCGGTGGCGGTATCGGACAATCACGGCTGTGTATGTATATGTTAGAGAAAAAACACATTGGTGAAGTCCAAGCCAGTGAATGGCCAGAAAAATGTGTGAAGAATGTCGCAGTCAAGGTATTCATTTACTATAGAGATTCTTGAACAAAGTTATTATATGGTTGTTTCATCTCTTTGATGGTTATTGAAGAGCGTCCAATATGAGTTGCTCATATTTATTATTAATTCGAAAGCGGATCTGGATCACCAGATCCGCTTGTCCATTAGAAATAGACAAGGTTGATGATTCTTCGTATGATATACAACCACTAGGATTAGTGACACGAGGATCAATTTGTGAGAAAAAATCACTATACACAGATTGACTTGTTTTTAATAGGTGTCTGTGGAGAAGATCACAAAAAACTTCATATGCATGACAAGTTGCAAAATGGATCTCAATCCACCCATTTTTGTTATCAATGTATCCATAATGTGGATTATTTGCTTCTAGTAACTTGTCTAGGATTGTATTGATGTTTCCCACTCGCGGGGGAATGAGATGAGCATTAAAAAAATAATTATAACCAGATGGTATCTGATCTGCAACAATCAATATTGTCGTGTACAGTTCTAAATAATGTGGTAAAAATCGAAATGAAACGGGGTGAATGTACTGGGACATTGACAATTTATCATAAAAATCGAGATCATCTGTACAAAATGGCAGGTTATATTTGGCATTAAATATAATCTGCTGGTCAATATTATGAGCAATTAACTCTATGAATTTACAAAAGTCTATGAGTTTGGCGAATTCTATCCATATATATCTAACACCATCAGATTTGTTGTCTTCACAGGAATTAACAGTTTCAATGCTAACATTCCACAATAACTGGATGAATTGGCTGATTTTTGTCAATGTCAACATATTTTCCCACGAATGGATTCCATATGGCTTTAGTGACGTGAGATGCCATTTGTATGTCCTGACTGACCAGGAAGTATTGAATGATAATCAATTTTATCACCATGTGGGTATTTGATCACAAAGCAAAAATTTGAGAACCATATACATATACATATACATATACATATACATATATACATATACATATACATATACATATACATATATACATATACATATACATATACATATACATATACATATATACATATACATATACATATACATATACATATACTACTGAAACCATTTATTATAAGAATCCACGTATATTATCAAATTTTTGAATGGGAAGTCAACGAAGACCTCATCTACAAGCATTTATATTTAAGAGTTTTAATTCATAATTCTACATGTGATTGATACATTGTAACATATATACCTTTTGGTTACAACATAGATACTCATTACCCAATTTAGTGCATAAATGAGTGAATTTGTATCTCAATGTGGTTCATCAATATCTTTGGATAGAAACCTAATATGTCTATCGTAGACACCACATATCACTTCACAAATCCCATTGTCAATGTCATGGAAATCATCTCTATAGGCTTCTCACAAACACATTTGTGATATCTTCATCCGTTTGATAATTATAAACATCAGATTTATACGAATATATCTGATATTCTATAAAGTATATGTTTTGAAGATTTTGGATAAATCTTATTCATTTTGTTTCAAAATCTGAAAATCAGATAGGTTCAAGCTTACCTATTTGTGGGAATTTTTCAAGAACTTCATCTGATAATTTTATGTTAGTTTTTCCAAATCTTTTCTTGAGTTCATCCATCGTTTGGTCAAGACTCTCAGTGATGATTTTTCCTCAGTTGTCTCTTCACCTGCATCTTTATTTATTTCTGCGAAAAATACATTTTCCTCGAAAAACACGTTGTATATGCTCAAAAATTTTTCCAAACCAACAATATGTGGTCCTTGAACGACAAGTGGTGCCATTACAGGGCTTATGACACCAGATTTAACTCTGTGACGGAGAAAATCAATACCTTCCTCTACTGACCAACGATCATTTACATCTTCTTTCAGGAATTGTGTGACCATTTCTGATATATTTCTAGGCATATCCTGTGTATTAGCAAACATTTTAATTATTGTTTGTCCAACACACCAACTGTCATTTTTAATCGAGTATTGTGCACGGGTCGCAGTTTCTGGAGGTATATAGCCAAGTGTTCCACGAACTTTCCCCCCCTTGTGTAAGTAACGGTACTTGTGATAAATGTATACATAATCCAAAATCAATGATTTTAAGATTATGTCCATTATCTATTAATATAGTTTGTGGTTTTATATCAAGATGAATCAGATTCAAGTGATTAATACATTCTATTCCATCAAGCAATTGGTCGACCCATTTAATTTTTTTCAATTGTATAACATTACTGTCTTTCTCTTCCATTAATAATTCATGCAGTTCACGTCCACAATACTCTTGTACAATTATGGGGTTTTGCTGATCATCTTTAAATATACAAACAATATTACAAATATTGGGACATTTACATTTGGATATAGCAAAGTGATTAATAATTTCATCTCTCAAAATTTGTGAAGTTTCATCATCTTTAAAAGCAACTTTCCGCTCAAGTACTTTTATAGCATATTGGTGACCATTTCTGTGATCTTTTTGTAAAAAACGTTACCATATGAACCTGATCCAAGATCATCTACATATACTAAATTTTTAATCAGACCAATTTCCTTACATAATACTACATCATTTGAGCCACTTTTGATAGTTTTCCAAAATGTTCTTCTAGATCCATTTCCATCGTAATATATATATATATATATATATATATATATATATATATATTTTTCAAGAGTTATCAATTCTTGTGATAACCAATTGATAGTCAGTTGGCGTGCCGATTTACAGTCGTTCGCTGTGAATTCGCATATCAATATATCATTAATATTATTAAAATCGCATGTTGATACGGGATACTCTGTAGCAATTATTAATCTTTGTGAATTATCCTTCTTATCCAATCTCCTGATGAGATAACAAGTTCTCGTCATGTTGTAATAAATTAGTTGATAATTATTCAACTATCAGACAACTTATCCAAAATCAATTTTCACAAAGTTAAAAATTTGATTGATTAATCAAATTTTTATAATACGATAATTACCATATATGGCTCAAGTTAGTACGCAAACGAGCGGATTTGTATCCCAATGTGATATGCAGAAATTTACTCATCCACTGAATGAGCATGGATTAGAGATGCAATCTGATCAACTATCTCTTGGAGAGATGAATCACATTGCACTTGTAAAAGCTATAGTACCTTCACAATGTCATTATATTGTGGCTGGATTACATCCAGATCTGTTGGTATATATCATATGCTTTTTAAAACAGACAATGAGTGGGGTTACAATTATTTTATCACGGGTGATGTATGGTATTGGTACAATCTTAACCATTCAAATAGAACATACAAGAGTTTATCTATTCCTGTTCAAAAACGAGTTGATATACCTGCGCTGTTCAGGCATCCTGACAATCAAACATCAATTTTTAGAAAAGCATCAGAAGATGCATCAGATGTATAATTATATATCAATGTCACTAACGGGAATAATATTTACTTTGGTACTAAATCATAATATTATATGATGAAATTACAGTTCCATTAATAATTGCTCATAACGATCGAATTCATATATAATATTGTCATGAAGATTATCATTGAAGAGGATGATTCTATCGAATGCCAAACAGATAACAGATTCATAATTAAATGCCAAACATGAACATAATTGCCCACTGAACCCAACTAATATATTTTTATATGCATTTTTTATCAGATTACAATCCATGATATACCTGTTTATATCTAGTGAATTATATATTGTATCCTGAGTCAAGTCGATGACTTGATGATTATTTTTAAGTTCCAATAGTGACTCATATATTGTTGATATTCTATGTACATTTTGTTCGTTGGTCGATACCATGTGACGTTCACCCATCAATATAATGGTGTACTTAGATAAGTTAAGTTTTTCATATAAACTTTTTAATTTTGACAAGTGACAGTCATTACCATAATGTCCGATTATCCGATATTTAGTGTGAAATATGATATATTTACTGGGTATTGATAAATTATGAGTGGGTTCTGAACATAGATTCAAGTTCCATGTCATAATGTTGTTAATTTCCATCAAATGTTCATTTAAGGATGGATAGGGTGAAAAAATATACGCAACTAATGATTTATCAAGATGATTATTTTCTAATAACATATTAATTAGATTCACCCTAAATTTTAATGCATTTAATGGATCAGGATACCATTCCGTATTTGTGAAAATCATCAAATTAACAACTATTGGACCCGTAATTATACCATCCCGTAACATAATTATACTGTTCAAAATATCACCAATACCTAACGCAGTGAATCGTGTGTGGTGAAAATATTGTTCACTTATGTTCAGTGTATCAAGTACAGATTTTATGGTCTCCATTTATAAATTTATCAAGAACAATTTTTGTGTACTTTCTGTGAACTACATGATGAAATTTATGATTGCTCAATCATCATTAATTTTTGGACACTCTCTAATATAATTGGTAACCAATTTATTGTTTGTAAAATTTGAATTGATTAAACAATAATATACATCCCATGTTCGAACATATAGCGATCAAATGTCAACTGATGAATTAAAGCGCAAGGATTGTGCATTATTGAAAGTCAAAGATGAATTAAAGAAGCAATTTGTCGGAATCGATGACGTCATTGATCAAGTGATCAATGCAGTTAGGGTATGGTATCTCATGCCTGAATTAATGACACGACCAGTTATAGTTAATCTATGGGGACTAACTGGAACTGGGAAAACTTCACTAGTTAGAACATTTGTTAAATTAATCAATATGACTGACTTATTCGTTGAAATACAAATGGATGTAGGTAATGAATATTATAGTATTCGAGATTATATAGAAAAATCAGATATTCAGCCAAATGTGCCATCTATCTTGTTATTAGATGAAATTCAAAGATTTAGGACTATTGATAGTAATGGTGTAGAGCTGACTGGGAAAAGAGGTTTTCAAGATGTATGGATGTTGTTAAGTGATGGTAAATTTCAGTCATCTTCAGATAAAAAAGGTGAATTAATGAGAATGATTATGGATCAATTGTATTATGATGAATCACGTAAGAAACAAAGTGATGATGACGAAAAAGATAAACCCAAAGATACAAAATATAAACGATATTATTGCACAGCACATGCTATTAAACGGTTGGTTAATGCAGATGAATCAGTTGAAGAGATTATGACATGGTCTGATGAGAAAAGGATTGAGGTCTTCAGAAATGCTATAAAGGATAGCCATACGTATGAAGGAACATCTTATTCCAAAATGTTGATTTTCATTTCTGGTAACATCGATGAAGCGTATCAAATGTCAAATGATGTCAATGATGCGGATACTGATGCAGATATTTTCCATGAATTCTCGAAAAAGATCAATATTATCAAAATCAAGAAAGCACTATCATCGAGATTCAAACCAGAACAAATTGCACGATTTGGCAATAATCACATTATTTATCCCAGTTTGAGTAAGAAGAGTTATCAAGAGATTATTCGTCAAAGTATCACCAGATTTTGTGATCATATCATGATACTTCACAAAATCAAAATTAAGGTTGATGAGTCAGTATACCACACCATTTATGAAAATGGTGTGTTTCCTGCACAAGGAGTGAGACCGGTTCTCAGTACACTGACAGGCATATTTGAAAATTATATGCCAATTTTTCTCTTGAAAGCAATGGAGGATCATGCCAATGTCATCCGAGTTAAATATGTTGATTCCAATATATTTGGCGAAATTAGTGGTGAAGAGATGTCTCTACCAGTTGAACTGACCATTAACAAAATTAAGAAGGATAAAAACTTGTCAGAGAAAGTCTGTACATCGGTCCATGAAGCCGGACATGCAATAGTTTATTCACTCCTGTATAAGGTTACACCAACACAAATCAAAAGTTCAACATCAGATATGAATAAAGAAGGTTTTGTTGGAATCCATATGATGAATTTGAGTAAAAGATATGTACAAGACACCATTGTGGTCGCATTAGCGGGTCAGGCAGCAGAAGAAGTAGTATTTGGTGAGGAATTTAAATCTGCTGGAGCTAGTTCAGATATCGTTCAAGCGACGAGAATGGCAGCTAATTATGTTAGAGCTTATGGTTTTGATGGAATTCAGAGCAGAGTAGTTCCAGCAACAAATCAAGCAGCTGCAGAGTGTAATACAGATTTTGACAAAACTAATTCAATCATTGAGGGATTAATGGTTGAAGGCAAGAAAAAAGCTATCGACCTAATCAATAGTAATATATTCTATTTCAAAGACGTAACACAATTACTAATTGATAAAGGCGAAGTAATGCCATCAGAACTTAAAATGATTGCAGAAAAATATGGGCTATCTATTACTAATTGTTCTTCCGATGTGAAGTTAACAAATAATTATGATGAAAAATGGCGTCAATATAAAGGGTAATCCTGTCGGTCTTACGTATTGAACTTATGACTTTGCATAGAAAATATATTGAGATATTTTTCCATGGACATGTATGAATGAAATATTTTTTGACTTTCCATGGAGGACCAGACAACTATTATGATCAATATGGACAATTTATTAATTTTAATGATGCTTGTCATCGATTATTAATACAAGCAATGAATACTGGGTTATTTGATCAATTTATTTATGCTAACGATCACCATCTTCGAATGGACCCACTATTTTGGCCGAAGCATAAACATTTTATAGAAACACATCCTAAAGGGTATGGTTATTGGTTATGGAAACCCTATCTCATTCAACAAATACTTTCACACTTAAAGGACAATGACATTTTGTTATATTGTGATGCTGGTTGCGAAATCGATATTAGGGACAAAGAGAAGATTCAATCTGTGTTTGAACGAGTCAAAACAGATTTAATTATTGGAAGCGAAGTCGGTCCTGAATGGGGATGTGAACAGATGTGGTGCAAAAAGATTTATACACATTATTGGACATTCAAGATGACGATCTTATCTTAAAGACACCTCAAAGGCAAGTAGGTGTTCTTTGTTATTTAAAATGTCAGAAAACAATGGATTTAGTCAATGAGTGGTATCAAATTGCTTGTTACTACGATTTATTGGATGATACACCCAATCATCTACCAAATCCACCCAATTTTCGTGAACATCGATACGAACAAGCAATTTTCAGTTTACTGACTAAAAATACAAGATTTTCAGTGATTATTCAATTCATGAAGCTATTTGTCTCTATCGTACAAAAATGGAATCTCGAAAATCAAAGACACTATTATCCATATCAGATAGTTTTAAACAGATATCGTCCATTTACACAATGTTGTATAAATGGTGGATACGGTAAGAGTGTTCCCCCTATATAAGTCGAATCAAATCCGTTTAGTTGTTAAAAATTGACAGTAAAAATGGTGCAGAGACATCAAGAAACCGACCAGATGATAGTTGTGGTACCTGAGCGTAATGATTTGATGATAACCATGCACGCATATTTTTAATAAGTTTTTTGACTGATATTTCATCATAATAATTTGCAATGAATGCGGCCGTCATCGCACCTTGATATTCGTTAGTTTTTGATTGACCATCAGGAAGATAAGCATCGGCTGATGTTTGATTATCGCGGCATCCGCTCATCATAATAACTTTGCAGCGAGTGTCTTTCGATTTCCCTCGGACTGTATAGGTATTTTTCGTGTCACATGTATAATTATATTTGAGATCCAATATAGTTCCACTATGGCAAGCATCGATTAACACTACTAAAGTTACATTGGTTCCGAGTTTGTCGACAATAGATTTAATATCATCATCAACTATAAAACCATTTTGGTCACAATCAATAGGACACAATACTTCATCTTGTTCATCTGTTTCATCACCATTCAGATCTTTAACATAAGATCCATGACCTGAGTATGATAAGAATAAATAAACAGATTTGTCTTGATTTGCGTTTGCGAATTTGACCAATTCGCCAAATTGAGTTATCATATTAGCTTTATTTGGATACAAACAATCCTTTTGGAAGTCATTCATGGATATCAATTCAGACTCGGCAAAATATTTGTTTTCGAGCAGAAATTGTTTGAGATGATCCATATCATTAATACAACCATTCAACTCATTATTTGTGCCTGTATAGTTAATTCCGATTAGCAATGCTTTCTTGATAATTGGCTGGATTATTTTCGGAGATTGTACAGAATTTCCCATAATTATATTATCAACACACATATTTATTCACTGCTTATTTAAATAAAATAATGTTTCTATTAATAGTGACCTATTTTATGTGTACTTTGGGAAAATATAAAATATAAAAATATAATATAATTCATGATCGTGATATCTATTATCTTAATTGTGTGTGGTATTTTACTTATTATTTTGACCGCAATGGGTATACAGTGTTACAATCAGAAAGGCGGTGAAGCATTCAAGAAAAGCAAAGGTACTAATTTTACATTTATGATTCTTTTCTTAGTGGGTGGTATTCTTATGACTATTGTGGGTATTGGTTTGATTGCGTTTAAAGTATTCTTAACGGTACATCCAGCCGGTCGAATAATGTCCGCGACAATGCCTTTACCTATGTAAATTAAATAATGATTCTCGATACATATATACTATTTTATAAATGATGTGTAGATTAGAATATTGTGTTCTAATCCACAGATTTCAATAAAAGAATGAAGTAAGTTAGACTATTTATGTATGATCATTTTGGATAATTTACTCTCAAGAAACTCGATAAAATCAGAATTGGGATGTATTGCTCCACAACCGCAACCTATTTTAGCATTTTGTAGAACTGTTTTGTTGTGTTCATCCAATTTATTAATATCTGCACCAGATTGCAACAGAAGTTCGACTATCTTTTTGGAAATATTTAGATCAACCGAAGGCATAGTCGATCTGTACGCTGCGACATGAAGAGGCGAGCGCACTGTACTATTACCATTACAATTCGGATCTCCTCCAACCTTGAGGATATCTTCAACAAGTGCAGCATCATCTGACAATGTTGCCAAGTACAATATGTGTTGCCCATAATCATCACGGCAATTTGGGCCTTGTTCCTCGAAGAGTTTTCTATAGTTTCTTTGAGTTGTGTATGTGATTTTTCTAATGAAATACCATAGATATCAACATGTTTGGTTAATAACTTGTCTGTGTTGTCAGTCAGCATTAAACTTTGCTTGTACCCACCCGTAAAAGCCCAACATTGAAGTGATACAACACAATAATAATCTTTAACATGTGAATTGTCACTAAGTGGTACATGAACCAATAATGATGCTTCCGGATCACAAACACGATTGAACATGTATTGATCATTATAATTGGTCACAACATAGCTACCTTGTCCGTTTGTTGTGTATTTTAACTCAATCATTTTGCTCTTTTGATATAAAAGTGAATATTTGCAGAGTCTTTTTGCTTCATTGGTGTGGGATTGAAACAGATAAGGAACTTGCTATTGTATCACAACTCGGTAATTGATAATGAAAAATAATTGTGTTTGTGCTCATATCTAAGTATGGTTTAACATCCGTAAATACATATTCATATGTAACTGCGTCAAATGACTTGTTGGGATAACGTATCTCATGATCAAATACAGGATTTACTTTGTCGTACTTGTATACATTCATACCGCCTAAATTAAAGACTGTTCCACCTGTTAGTGGTGGAACAGTTTTTGTTTGGATGTGTGGATTCTTGATTTCTCCATAATTAAAGTCATTTTTCAAGAAGTCTCATGCACATGTCACAACGACACATGGGATAATTATCTTCTTGATCGACTTTTCCCCAAGGAATAAACATCATTATAGAAGGATTATTTTTGGCGCATTTGTGGATTGAACCACAGTTAATTTTATGTCAATTGATGACCGATGATCATACACATATTGATTAAAATAAAAAACAAGTTCAAATTTGTGATATTTTAGTAGACCAAAGGGGAAAATAGTGTCAAATGGTATTAAATTTTGCTGAGAATTTCTATAATAATCACGATAAATTTTTGCATTACCAACCACAATATCATAACAAATGTTATCACCTCGTTGTGGATCAATAAGATTTAAATCCATGGTGAGTGACTTGATCCATCCTTTTAAAAAAGGATGTGTGCTACCGTTAAATTTAACGACATATTGGTTGGGATACTTATCGATCGGACAAGTATCTAATGGCACCCGATAAGAATGTGTCTCATACTCAGTGATTTGCTTCAAGTAATCTTGATAAACTTTCACAGCATTTTGTATGACATAATCAGGATACAAACCCTTTATATTAAAAGTTCTTCCGGAAGATTTTCCATTTGTTTATTATAATTATTTACGTTAATATAATTTTCACGAAACAAACGCAAATTTTTTATCTTTTTGCCATCAATTGTATGATATGATAACTCGTATAGTATTTTAGCGATTTCCAGACATTTTAAGCATAGAAAATCCCTGGGAGTAATCAGTTATTTGGTCATTCATTTTGTAAAAATTAAAACTTTTCACTGGGAAGCATTTTTAATTAATGGTATGATTTCTGTCAATTTTCCCAACAAATCTGGTTTTTGTGACATAACTGGAATTGTTAGGCAAAATCATAATCTCTTATGTTACGGAATCCATACAGAGGTAAAATTATATGATCCATTAATTCAATTTGTTTTTCTTGTGATTTAACCATTATATTCATATGTATGAATATGATCACATATTTTTATGTAAATCAGTCGCAATAGTGATCACATATTTTTCGGATATCTATCAAAAATAAATGCAATTTAAAATAAATTTGATTAAATAAAATTTACTCACTTTTATAGGTATAATTTAAAATGGTTGAAGTACCTAAAAAAATCACATTAAGAGTGAAGGAAAAATGTGAAGTGGAAAATGAACAGGAAAGTGAAAGTGATGTTGAATGTGATATTCAAAATACTGATGGGTTGACTTATTTATCAACAATTGAAAATGAGAGCATTGATCTTATTCTAACTGATCCGCCATACATTATTTCACGTGAGAGTGGGATGGATAAATTGTATAGGGATGTACAGAAAAATGAGGCAGAAGAAATCACTATTGTTAAAACAGAAGAAGAATGGGAAGAATATAAACGTGAAAATGGTATTGATGATGATACAAATAAAAAAAAATATCTGCAATATGGGACAATTTATGGGAAAAAATATTGTGTTCGAACCAATTATGGTGATTGGGATAATAATTTTACTGTTGATGAATTGGAGAAATTTATCAGTCAATTCTACAAAAAACTCAGAAAAGGTGGTACATTAATCATCTTCTTCGATTTGTGGAAAATCACAATATTGAAGGATATGATGGAAAAATATAAGTTTAAACAATTACGTTTCATTGAATGGATTAAAACAAATCCACAACCATTAAATAGTAAGACGAACTATCTGACTAATTGTCGAGAAATTGCTTTACTTGGTGTTAAGGTCGGTTCTCCGACCTTTAATAGTTCCTATGATAATGGGATGTATAGGTTCCCATTACAAGGTGGCAAGAATCGTTTTCATCCGACCCAGAAAAATCTAAATTTATTCAAAGAGTTAATCCAGAAACATTCAAATAAAAATGATGTTGTTTTAGATCCTTTTTTAGGTGGTGGAACGACAGCATTTGCTTGTCAACAAACAGGTAGAAATTTTAAAGGTTGTGAGGTATCAAAGGATTATTATGATAAAATTATAACCTTAATGCGATCACATGGTATGTGAAGTTTCCCAGATAAATGTTCACATAACATTAATCATTCCAGTGGAGATGACCATGACCAAACGTGATTGTTTTGCATGTTCCATCACACAGTGGTCCACCTGGACATAAATATCCGCAATGTTGGACAACTGGTGTCTTTTAGTCACCTTTTTTTACCAAATCTCAAGATCAATTCATTTCTTTCAGAAGGTGATAATCTAAATTTGTTAACTTGTCTGAGACATTAATCTGAGTTTATCAGAAGAGATAATATTCAGACATTACATCAATTTTTTGTCGGGTAAGGACCTAACATTTTCTTGACTGTTGTGTGTTATCCACTCGCACGCAGTGTCCGTATAATTCTTGTCGTCCTTTGTGTACCTATAGTAACCAAATTTTTCATAAAACTCCCTATATTTGTCAGGATGTACATTATACATACTCAGGTATTCCTGCCATGGGTGACTAAAATTTATGTGACAATTTTCTTTATTTTCCATAGATATATTTTGATATCCAGGAGTTTTTAAATCGTTATTTCATATTTATACTTTGACATTTGTCAAATTATTCAATTAACCTTAAAAATTTACCTGATAATAATATAGAAATATGTATGTTAAGTGTCATTCAAAAATGACAGAGGACGAGATTTTTATGTCAATTTGTAAACTTTTGGTCAATCCGAGATTTGAGGAATGGAATACAAAATCAGTTAGTTTTGCATTAATTTTGGCTCTGGGTTACAATGGAGTAGAATCAAGACGTCTGATAATTGAAATATTGGACAAATTCTATCAATGGTATGTTAAAACAAATAGTGATAATTATATACCATTACGCAGTACTGAGAAGATGTATAGCCAAAGAAATATTATGCGAATGATTGGTTATGTTAAAAATATAGATGAATCAAAAATTACTCAAGATAAAAAAGGAAATCACCGACTTGCTTTAGTCAGTTTGAACGATCTATGGAACGTAATAGATACTGCAAATTATATTGATAGTATCGAACCCATACCATTATGGAAAAGATTGATCCATCTAATCAGATGGATATAACAGTTTTATGAATTGAAACTGTTTTTGATCAAACGATCCTGCGGCGATCATTAAATATTTTTAAAACCGTTTCTCCTCCATCAATAGGGGGCACACCTTGGACATATATCATATTTACACATAGTACAATGATATGACATAGAGGTCCTTTCAATTGTTCCACATATATCACATCGGTATCCATTAGTATATATATATATATCGCGATCATGATAATAATTCCGTAGTTCTTCTACAGACATCAACACTAGATCATGTGATTTAGCACATTTCATTGAATATTTGATAAGTCAACCATTATATTATCACAAAAATTCAAATCAATTTTATTGTTAATGATGTCAATTAAAGATTTGAATCATCTCAACCAAGTATATAGTATATAGTATATATGTTCACTTATGATTGCGGTTTCTTTTCTTAGATGAAACTGTTGATGTGTTCATAAAATCACCTAAGGTTGGTTCTGATGGACGTTGGGATACATATGTATCATGATAATCAAATCCACGATGTAGTGTATTTTGTTTGACAAAATTTTCCATCGACGAATATCCGGCGGCAGCGAGACATTTCCTTCCTTCCTCAATCTGTTTTTGAGTATGATCAAATACATCCAATTTGATCTTGAAAATGGACGCAATACCCTCTGCTGCCGGGTGATCAGCTGTGTACTTTTGACCTGTACTAGGATCCAGTAAGAGTTGAGGATAAAGTGTCTCTGTTTTCTTAAAAATCTCAACAATATCCTCTTTTGATAACTGCTTCTTTGTTGTCATTGACTTAAATTGGTAATTTGATTTATTATGTCCAAAATTAATTAATCAATTTTATTTACAAATTAAGTGTAATAAACCCGTATATGTATATATTTTTAAAATATATACATATGGTTCTAATTTTTGTTTAAATTTCTCATAAAATGCTTAGTTTATTGCCCAATTGGCCGCCACAATTGACCAATTTAATTTATCTCTGTATTTTGCAGTGATTTTATCAGAAATATAACGTAATGACAAATCATCCCATTTTTCTTCTGTTACGAACTTATTGACATCATAAGTATAATCTTCCCAGTCATCAATACCATCCATAAGGGTTTCTTTTCACAATTTGGGATAAAAACAATTTGTATAAATATACAAATCAATTTTTCACTTTAGAATGAGGAGATCTTTGCAACATGGAGGTTATATACATAATATTTACCAAGATAACCGCAAGAAATTGACAACATTTAATACAGACAGTTATGAAATTATATATAAAATTGCGGTTGACCCAGAATGCACCACATACAAAACCAAAATGGTCGTTCACATACCGTTCAAGATTGATGCTGATAATATATTTATCCAAGGAGACGCAAAAGATGCTAAAATTGAATATTTTAGTGATCAGGGAATCCACAAGCTAAGTTCACAGGTAGTGTGGTAATCACTCAACATCATCCCAAAGAGGTACCATTAATCAATCCTGATGATGGATCTATGGAAAGATATGCATCATCTGAGCAATTTGAGATCACGTTTAAGGGTCATTTTGGAGATTCAACCAGATTGAAGAACGGTGATATAGTATTGATGAAGGATGATATGCAAATAACTTCTGATGAATTGATCTATATCATAGATCATGATAAGTTAGAAGATATATACATCCATGAGCCAATTAAAACTTATGATCCTGATAGATATAATAACGTATACAAATATGCAGGTCATCAACGCAATACACGACCATATATATTTCACTCAAAGATACGATTAAATTATTCGGAAAAGGGACATATGAGAAAATGTTCGATAAATATTCGAATTTATTGAGTGATTGTAAAAATTATGGACAACAGAAACTAAATATATTTGATAAGATAATCAATCAGACCATTACAGAAGGATTGTGTAATGTTGTTTATTTAGAAGCAATTGGCAATGAAAATCTCGACGTTGAGCAATATTTTGATACATTGGTCAAAGGACCAATTATGAAGGCAATAGAAAATGTTGGGCAATTGAAAACACCTAAATATGTAAATCCGTATACCAAACAAGATGTAAAAAGAAGGCCTTAGATGAAGCTTATTACAAGAATGTTATGTATCCTATGAATATTAAATTACATCCCGATGAGCTGGAATTTTGGTTCCAATTTATCGTGATGGAAAAGGTCATATTTATTATCAATGGGTCGAGTTGGGAACCGGTTATCAATTTTATGTTGATACAGGAACCCATTCTGTATCTGGTATGTCATTGAACTATTTTAATACAATATACTTGCAAATGTGTCCTGCACAACGTGATCTCATAAAAGATGCAATTTTAGATGTTAAGACACGGGGACAGTTTTTGTGGTATCGGTGGTATTTCACAGTGTACTCAATATGGATATGTGGAGTTAACTTTCAGATTTAAAGATGCACCCAATAAGGGTATTTTCACGATTGATTGTCAAGTTGCGGACACAACTTCATATGATTTGTTGATTGGTGATGACAACAAACCTGGGTCACATCTAAAACCGTCTAACATGAAACACTTATTAACAGATAATAAGATATTTCTAAAATATGAACCTTGACAGTAAAACTCATTAGGATAAATTAAAGTATAGCCCAATTACATGTACAAATGCCCAAAACCTCCAACACGGCGAACTTTCCCATTGCATGGGATAATTGCACCAGATCCCCATCCTGTGTTGTTCATTTCATATTCGGCCCATTGACTGACTACGTCCCACGCAACCGTCTCCGAGGATGATTCTAAATAAATCTCTTCATTTGTGGAGCACCAATACTCAACGAATTCGATGTTAAATTTATACTTCATATTATATCATAAATGAAGTTATGAAATAATATAAATGAATGAAATCAATTTTATAAACATATTTGAGACATATAACATGAACTGAATTATCTATATGGAGATCAAATGCAATATTATGGAAAACAAGATTTTGAATCGCTTCAATTCTTTATTTACTTTGTACCAGGCAATGGATTTCTCTCGACAAAAAGATATTAGTTATATTGAAGTCATTGAACAATTAATTGAGCAAATACAGCGATCAACTAATGTGGATGATATGTTAACAATCATACCTGAATTCAGATCTTATCACATTGGGGAGAAAAATGAATTGAGCTATGTAACATACCATTCCCAGGAATATTTAAATATTATCAAAAAGTGCATTTTGGCATATTTTGAAAAATTAACACAATGTGAACATAATCAAGATGTTTGTACAGACTTGAGACAATTAGCAAATGTATTGACTACCATTTTACCCAAGAATGAGATCTGGCAAAATCTCCGAAATAATGAATTTGAGACATTATCTAAGATATTAGATTTGGAAAATCAGGGTATTTTCATATTTAATCCAGAAACTCAACAATATGAACAAAATTGTACGATTATCACAACTATTTCACAATTAAAACAACGGTTATCATTTTATTGTAAACCTGATATCTGTGTATTATTCAATCATAACGGGCATTGGAGATGTTTAGTTATACGTAATAATTTAGCAATTTATTCAGATGGAATCATTGGTAATATGTCTGGATATACGACACAAATATGTGATGTTGTATCTAATCTCACAGGACATCCTATTCGGACACAATATTATACATGCACAGAACAGAAAGATAAAAGAAGGTGCGGACTGTATGCTTTGAGAACGGCATTGTTTAGTATGCAACAATCATCGTCGGATTTTGAGATATATTTTCACAAACTTGAAAGATTAGAATGTATTATACAATATATTGAAGAAAAAATAATCAGAAATATCATTAAAGTTGATAGATTTAAGGACAATGAACCTGAAAAATACCAGGAAAAAATGGTGAAATGTTTCGTTTTTTATGGTTTACTTAAATATCAAAGACATTTCAATGAGAAAAATCAGATAAATTTGGAAAAATTGTGTGATACATTGACGGAAAAACATATATTTATTAATTTCAGATACCTGTCTGACAATTATTGTCATATTATTGACCTAGCTAAATATAAGCACGTCGTCATAGAAATGAATAAGTATCTGCAAAATATCCAATTTAAAAGAAGTTTCTGCGAGAAACTGTTAACCATAAAATTGGAAAATGGGCAAAATATGTGTGATATGCTCAATAAGTTCCCATCCGGAACAATCTCTTATAGTGATTTTATGCGATATAATGAAACAATAGGGAACACATTAATAAGAAAAAAAAATCGTTTGCGAGATCTCTGTAAAATTTGAATTGGTGTATGTTTATTTATTTTCTGAACCAAAATATATCATGCATTGTAAGGTTTATATTTTGTTGCCCAGTGAAATTTATTATGGCGGAGTGAAAGATATTGTGCAATATGTTGAAAAACTTATGAATAGTGAGGAATTTGTGAGACACATTGAATATTCATACTCCTATGATGGGTATGATTTTGGTGGGCGTTATGATGGATTAATGAAAAATTTGATGGTAGTTGTTATACTTATGATTTTTATCGAAGCGAACAAGAGAGGATTCTCGATAATTGCGCCAGAATTGATCGTTTTACAGATTTTCTCAAATCTGACCTGACCGACAATGTCACCATGATTTATTCATATTTGACCAAACAGTAGCTACTTACAGTCACGAGGATTTTCTTGCCAAATTACTGGAGACACCTAATGAATATATTGCTTACATTGATTACCATTGTTAAAATAATTGATTCACTACATATAATCGAATTGTGTACAATTATTGTTAATGGATTACAATAATTGTACACACACTCAGCAACAAGTGATCGGCTTATTCAACCAGCTTTTTCGGCAACCATTTGCCGAAAATTATGGTCATGTGAGATTTTCTAAAATCTCATGGCCTCAATTTGGACCACTCGAGTTTGATATCAATAAATTATCCATCACTGAAACATCGGTAGATATTATACAAAATTACCAAAATATCAATGTATTATTTTGAGACGTTACCAAAGGGGAGAAATATTGCACTATCGGATGTGGTAATAAACCACTCGCTAATTGTGGTGGATATGGTTTTGTAGATGAACAGGAACAAATCGACTATCATTTAAACATCATCATACCGGACACTACACGATTAATCCAGAGCCATCATACAACCCAAGTATTGTTGGGTTTTTCTCTGAACAACGATTTGGAAGTATACCTGATCATTCTTTTGTTGAGATTCATGTCGAGGGAGTATTCTTGAGTGGGACAGAATTATTGTATACTGAACTCAATCGATTGTTGGAGAATGACGGGAAAGTGTTCGTTGACGGTATTCATATTATGACAAAATGCGATCACACATTGACAATAATGAAAGGTGTCGTTATAGATGATTTTATACATTGATAAGTATTTGTCCTGTGAAACTCATCTTTGAGATAAAAATTGAACACAATTATTTATCAGATTCTAATTCAATTAATAGAAATGAGTACCCAATCGTATCAATGTGCTGTGGAAACGATGATTTCTTTCGGACAATATGTCTGGTGTGGTAATGGTACCTCCCCGAGTGGTGCGGGTTTTACCTTATCTAAAGTCGATCCAGCACTACTCGGTTTTTCTGCGAAATATGTGGGTGATCTATACGGCGACCTTAACTCTTATCTCGTGACATTTGTGATTAGAATGAATCACACACTTGCACAGGAAACTGAACATATTGAGATGTTTTTACCGAACGGATTTTTATTTGGATATAATGTGGGGCACATTTCCCATGGTGTTTGGATTACGTCGAAGAAGATTTCACCCAGTTTGTTAAATCAAACAGTGACTATTAAATTTGGACGATATCTTCCGCAGACAGATAGTGATCGCCAACGGTTACGCAGACCCACATTGGGTGTCATTTATGAAGCACAAGTTGTTATGCAGGCGCCTAAACAATATGAAACAGAAACGTGTTCTATTTGTTTGGATCAGGTTAATGATGTTAAGAATAAGTATTTAACACCTTGTGGCCATTTGTTTCATTTAGAGTGTATTTTTAATTATCTTGAAAATGATAGTAAGTTATTCGAGATTCCAGCCAGATGTTTAGATCGTTGTTGTTTATCACCAAAAATCAAACCATTTGATTGTCCAGTTTGTCGTCAGCGAATTATTAATAGTTCTATTCCAATGGTATAAGATACTGACCTCTTTTACTTTAATGACCTTTGATCATCCAATTCACAATTTGTGAATTGGGATTATCCGTATCAATCAGACATCACATGAAAGAGATATAAATTGAGCATATTATTCCTCGTCAAACAATTTATGTAAAATTATCTTTCATAAATCAAATATGTTTTATGAATGAAAAATTTATTGATTTTTGGACAAGTATTCGATTTTTATATGTTAATACACATTTACCTTGTTCCAGATATGAATTAACTCAACGACCCATAGTTTCTTATGATGATTATTTACCTTTGGTAAATAAAGAAAATCAATTCAAAATCGAAAATAATCACCTTTATTTGCCTGTCGTCAGGTATGAAAAATATGACTATGCTGATCCCAGGCAGACATTATCAGGTCAAAACAGATACCATGGGCATTTTTTCTACTTTGAACCGCAATCGCACATTATTTTAGATTTGGGCCAGACAATGTTTTTCCCAAGTAAAAATACTTGTGCCCGGTGGCTACAACAATATTATGATCCAAATAATAGCCTGGATTCTCTCAGTCAGTCATATATTGGTGGTTCTTATGAAAATACTATACAACAACTGATTGATGACTATATCAAAAACCCATCTATTCACAATAAAAAAGATCATGATTATGCTGAATCACTAACAATTCGCCCACAATTTACTGATATGATGACTAATTGGAATAAAACACATAATGAACCATGGTGGAATAGTTTATACACAAGTCAAAAATCTGTTGCACAAACTGATTATTACTCACCTGATATGACCACTTGAAGTATTTTCAAGAAATTATTGCCCCTTTTTACGACGATTTTCCACATGAGCCAGAAAAAATTAAAACACATCATATGTTGTCGAATATTAAATCTGGCGATAAATTTACTATCACCGCATTATATCCCTCAATTAGACTCAACCCGGAGTCTTTCAATTGTATTTGTTATAATCCAGGTGCAAATGATCATCTGGATCAATACATTTGTTTATTGGGATTAAATGCCCAATATGATACTTTTATATTTCAACATGAAATTGGACATTTTCGCGCAATTACAGAGATACTTGATCTAAGAGTTAATCCTCATCAACATTTGCATGAGATTCCACTAACCGATAGACAAGATTGTTTATTTCAACGTTTCATCAATCCTAAACCACGTATTGATAGAAACATATTCAAACATGTATATGACCCTCTATTAACAACAATATGGTTTCCTGTGGACGGTTTATTAACAGGTCAAGATGGACACATCAAATTAGTTAATAACATACCTTCTGGTATAATTTATTCATAAATTATACATTACAAAGTGAAATTTATTCGAAGAGATGAATATAGTTTTACCATACAGGACACACTAATTCACCAAAATTGGAATCCTGTTTGTTTACACAAGTCCACAAACCTGTTTGTGGTTTGCACAAATAGTGTTCTATGTTACTAAGTTCTTTATTATTTGGACATATACGCGAGACACATGTATTGACACATTCAGGCCAAGACATATAAATAAATTCAGTGCATCTTCCAATCATACACATCAAGTGAATAGGTAGATAAACACGGTGTCGTTAGCTCATATTGATTGACGTCACATAAATAACATGTTGTTCCACATTTAAGTGTCTTACCCTTATCACTGCGTAAATTAGTAAAACATTAACTACCTTGACCATCACAAAATTCTGGTACATCGCACAGACCGGTTGGTGGACGACAGACAAAACTTGATGATTTAAATCGATCCAGCGGACAACTTGCACAATCTATCTGAGGAGCTTTATTTTTTTCTATTTTTATTATATATAATAAAATGGACGATAAAACAAGGATTACTCTGGATATTGCCGGTGGAGTTTTATGCATTTGATCGGTGATAATATGGAGTTATTTGTTAATATAGTTAATACCGTGACTCGCAAATGTGATTTAGTTGTCGCTAAACTTGGTACAGATGGGAAAGGACCTGGGTATGATGGTTATAATGTAATGGTGCCTCTGGGTCTAAGTAATAATGAAGTACACTGGATTTTCAAAGATAAAGACGATCATCGCCATAATCCTTATACATACAAACTACAGAAACCCCATTCGCACCAATTTTGTCAATCTCATTCACTATTGATGGCCTATCGCTTCTGTAAAGGGGAAACATTAACAATTTCTAAATTACCAGCACCGGATGTTCGGCAACAGGCGTATCAACAATTGTTGACCTTCTGGCAGCTCCTTATCAAACAATTAACAAAAGATGGTAAACTGTCTGAAATCAACATAATGGTTAAAGACATCATTGATACATTAATAGTTGAAAATCTTGATCAAGAACACGATTTTGAAGAATTAATTCAGGAAATTGGGCGAGAGTTTGCTAAAAATGTAGATATTAGATACATATTAAATATACTCAAATCAGATGAAGCTATGGATTATTGTCCACATTGGAATTGAGTTGTTCTATCTAAATAGATAAACCTTATGAATTCATCTATTTGGATGAAGAGGTATTGGTGCGTTTATTTGATATATTTATACTAAAAATATATCATATCAATAAGGGTATCTCAAAATAACTTTGATGAAGATAACTTGGTAGACTTATTCACTGATATCTGGGAACATAATACATTATTAAAATCATCTGATAAATATAACAGTATTATTTTACGATTTGTTTCAGACCAATGTAATAATATGCAACAATTAAAAAGATTATTAGACAAATATAAATTACAATTTGGGAGCACAACATTTGTAACAATATATGTTGATCACTTCCAGCACCCTATTTGTACCTTATCGACCCCAATTATTACTTTTTTGCATAATAATAGACAGCGCATTACTATGTATTGTCATAATCAAATTGCATTTATGAATAATCTTCAAGAAATAATTGAAATGTGGTGTGAAAATGCTGAGGCACGTTATGGTATTTTCAATGTGACACATGATTAACCATATGTTACAAAGTTCACACAATTATGAGTATATTTTCATCCAAATGAATAGAGATTGTGACTTTATCTATTTAGATGTGTTACACCGAATTATTCAGGTGAGTTTTCGTCAATATAAGAATCTAATGTCGCATCAATATCCTCATCCCATTTAATACGACATAATGGTATCTCATGATTTTCAGCCCATTTATTTTTAATTTGATCTCTCAAACAAGCTTCATGATAATGATCAAGGGTTTTATGAAAATAAGGTACATACTGATAGTGTTGTATCCCATCATATTCAATCAACAATTCCTGACCATCATCGAATGAAAGTAAATAATCATAATAGAGTGATTTTTTGTGTTTTAGACCTTTGTATGTAACTTGTTGTTGATATGTGATATTATTCCGAATACACCAGTCCAAGATTTGTGCCTCACCCATTGAGTATCTGTGTGTATAATTGGCCGCATCATAAGATAATCGTTGATATTCAAAACCCTTTACAACTTCGAAAGTTTTATCATCTTTCTGGACTAATCCCAACTCTAAAAATTTATTGAGAATTGAGTATGTTGTCCAATTGTTCTCATCATATTGTTTGATTCCAAATAATCTACTATAATCTGCTTGTCTTAGATGGGGGTTTTGTCTGATAATATTATGTGCTTCTTCTGTTAGTTCTCTCCACCATTTTTGAGCAATATTGTGAATCTTTTTTTGTTTGATAGTTTTATCCTCTGTTGATAACGTGTTGTAATATGCTTCAATATGATCTCCGTGAAGATTAACTGTTGATTTCCTGGCTTTACTACGTTGCGTAACTTCATATTGTCCTGAAGAGTTAAAACTGACTTTTTGTTGGTCTGGATTATGCTGTCCGAGGGATAATTTCTGGATAATTTGCCATTCAGGATAACCATTCTGTTTTTTGAGTGTAGCTAATTTGAGCAAATTATGCTTATTATGTGGTCGGCAAGATGCCATACGTTTCATACATTGAATGACATGCTCATGACATTCGATTAAGTGTGATTGTGACATTCTGAGTGAATGGAACACGTATGATAACAAATTAGTCAAATCAATTTTTAGCATTTACGTTCATGTGCGAACTGGTTATTTTATGTGAGATTAGATTTCTTAATTTTTCTGAATTGTTATTCAGATTGTTTACATATTATTCCACTCAGGGAATTGAGTTAATTTGTAAGTACCAATGATTTTGGGAAAAATTCCTTTGCATAGTCCCTCATATCTCTATTGCCCATGGATTTGTTACATATTGAACAAATTGGCCGTAAATTTTCTACAGTCGTTGGACCACCCTTACTTTCCGGAATGATATGGCCGGCTTCAAAATCAAATGGGTCTATTTCCTTTTCTCCACAACAATAACATTTGCCAGTATTTTGACCATATTTAAACCATATGGCACGTCTGAGAGGTTTGGGTATTGTTTTCCGTGATTTTGCTGTATTCTGACTTTTTTTACATTGGACCGCTACTGGTTTTTTATTATCCATAAATGATACAGTACTTTTGTTCGGTTCTTGTGAGTTATTAATCGGGGAAATTTTATCCCAGCATGTTCGCTGGGATATCTGGACGTTGAGATTTTGCGAGGAAACCTCACGCCGTTCCGGTTCGAAATTAACACGTTCACTTGGTGAATAATTGTGTATGATGTCGATATTTTCGTATTTTTTGACAAGTGATTCGAGTAATTGGATTATTTGACGACAATATAATATATTGAGTTCCAACAATCGAAAGTTTGTCATTTTTTGGTATGTAGATGTCATTGTAAATATGGCATCTTGATTGCAAGATAAAATTAAATGATTATATCCCATAATATCAGGGGTATAAAGGAGTGGATCACTCATCCAAATGAAGAATATCCTATACATCATTACTCTAAAATGAAGGTCTATGAGCAATTTTATGTAATTTGTACGATAACTATCGTCGATTGATGACAGTTGGTCGGAAATTATATAATTTGGATCAAATGTATCAAGACAGTTTATTATCAATAATTGACTGTCTTGGTGCATTTGATCCAAATATGTCAAATTAACGAATATATCTGGTTTCGATTGTAAAAGATGCATTTGAAAACTAAGTGTGTCATGTTGGCTTCTCCACACGCCAGAAGAAGGGATAAAAATTGAGTCATCGTTAAAGGTATTTATATTCAATACATTATATTCTATATACTCACTCCAGATATCAGCATCTTTCCGATTAGGGAAGATATCACATATTCTATTCAATATAGTGAATAGACACCCCAGAGAAAATATCATCTCGTCTTTTATTTGCTTATTATATTTACAAAAATGTAGAATATCTTTTTTTTGGATGATTATTTGGGTGACAACTGCGCGAAATTTCTCTATCAATGTATTGGGTAATGTAATCTGTGACATATGATGAATATATGTTTTGAAAAATTGATTTTGTTTTTCAATTTTTAATGTAAATAATCTCACAACAATATGTTATCACAAAGGTTTGAGAAAACTATCAAGGAATTATTTTCAGAAAAAATGAAAACAAAAATTTATGAAGATAAAAGAAAAGATTTACCTGAACCTTGGTGTTTGACGAATTCATATAACGGTATATTTGGCGTGCTGAGATACATACATATGTCTATGTTACACTTCGATTCACTTGAAGATGCGCAATCTCAAGACAAGTTTGGACAAGATTCAAACAATTACACTAATTTTATAGTGAATACACTATTTAATGGGCAAATGGAAAATAATGGATGGGATGATCCCGGTTATAGCGCTGCATACAAAGCATCTATTGTCAATAATCTTAAATATTTGGATTACATGACCCCTGAGGCACAACAATTTATTAATAGTTGTTTGGATGTATTAGATCCGATGTACATCTTGCCTGATATTTTTTTCGAGAAAATAAGCAATAAACGTTTGGGATCAATGTGTCAGCTCGGAGCTATATTAACATTACATTTTAATCGAATGATGCAAAAAATCCATTTTGTCTGGAAACAGCAGCCAGCATCATATTTCCAAGATACCAGCAAGTTCGATTTACTTGCCAAGAAATATCAAATGAATTATACACCGATGAACCATTTTACCACGAATATTGGACTTATTGATCAAATGTTTGAGAGACCATCAGATGATATTAAGACACTAATTAAAATGTGTGAAAAGTTGATAATTCAATACAAGAATATCAAGTTGATTGATGACTCTATTGTAGTCGTCACCCAACCACAAGAAATACCGAAAGAACAAACGAAAAATAAATACACATATGAAGAACTTAACAAATATACAGTAGTAGCACTAAAACAGATGTGTTTTGAGCAAAAAATCGATACTAAGGGCAAGCGTCTTAAAGCTGACTACATTAATTTACTATTAAATAAATAAATGGTCCTCTTAAATGCCATGTATTATTACTTTGAGTATTTACACAATGTGTGGTGCATTTTAAAAATTTGATTACAATAATGTGTTTAATATTCCGACATTATAATATTTTAAATGTCTGGGAAAAATGTTAAGTGTTTGGCCATGACCTTAAAACCGGCTAATAGTAAAAGAGCAGTGGAAGAAATTAGTCGATGTACTCGTTATGCGTTGGAAAATAGTCGATTTTGTGGTAATCACAAGAATTTGCATGAATTGACCGATGAGCAATTTGAGAATAACACGAAAATATGTCGTCAATGCAAAAAACATAAGTATTTTAGTGATATGAGTTATAAATTGTGTGATGATGATCGAGATATTGGTGTCGAGAAAAGGGCACGTTACAGGGCGGAGAGGGTTGTGTATCAGCCGTGTATGATATGTGGTTTCACTGGCGGAAATGAGCGTAAATATCCAAATTATTGTAATAAACATCTCACTGATGGATACAAAGCCGATATTGAACAACATGGACTGAAATGGTGTAAGGGCATTATTAGGGGATGTCCAAATCCAGAGTTACCACAAGATTATCCGTATGAGAAGTGTGAAGTATGCCGTCATAAGGAAAATCTACAGGATCAAAAACGTAGTCAAACTAAACTGGAAGAATCATTCAAGCAAGTAAAAGATACAATGAAATGTGTCAAGAAGATACAAATCCAAATCAAAGATGTACGAGAAGAAATACCTAATAAAACTGAACCAGACTTAAGTCAAACCCAAGAGAACGCCCCTCCAAGATGTCCGAAAAAAATACAAATCACGGTTAAGTCAAAACCTGACGAAGTCATCTGTGACTCAGTTACAGAAAAACAATCACTTTCAGTTTTACATGATAAAGATTCATTGCGATGTGTTTCGAAATTGACAACAAAATCTGATTTTGAACATATTTATTTGATAGAGGGAAACTTTTACAAAATATGTTCATCGCCAAAACACCATTGTCTTCATCCATTGGAAGAATTTTTCTGAAAGGAATAGAATACTATAATCAGAAGAAAACAGTAGGTGATGATATACAGGATATTCTTGTATATATGAAAAATCATTTTATGATTAGACGTCAATGTCAAGTAATACGTGATCATCAAAAAATACAAGATCAAAAAAGAGAATGTTCTGGGGAAGATACTCTGTATTTAGAAAAACGACTAGAAGCGATTGACTACATAGATCTGGATCCTGAATCACTCAGAGTATATCGTAAAATGCATCCTGAACAATCTGTTAGAGCATATCGTGGATCCATAAAAAGTTCTGATCGGAAAATATGTGAGTGCCGTCGTTCAGCAAAAAAAAGAGAGATACCTTATGAACTCACATATGAGCAATCAAAGAAATTAATTAGTGGTAATTGTTTCTATTGTGACTGTTTACCAACGAAGTGTAAATTTCATGGAATTGATCGCCTAGATCATAATGAATGTTATATATTTAATAATTGTGTGACATCTTGTTGGACGTGTAATAAGATAAAGAGATGTTATGATCCATATGTATTTCTTGACATGTGTGAACATATTTTAACCCATCTACAAAAATTCAACGGGGTATTACATTCACGACTGTTCACTAATTTTAACACTGGGAAGTCTGTGAGTTTCATGTATGATGAGTATATATGCAGCGCAAATAAGAGAAAATATGAATGGTCATTATCTATGGATGACTTTACAAATATTATCAAACAAGATTGTTATTTGTGTGGCAAAATGTCAAATGATGAACATACTAATGGTATTGACCGATATGATAGCACAATCGGATATGTTATGTCAAATGCTCGACCTTGTTGTGGCACTTGTAATTATATGAAAATCGACATACAGTATGATATATTCATTGAGAAATTAACACGAATATATACTAATCGCGAGTCAATTTTGTCGAAATTGAATGGGATAGACATATAGATAAGTAGGTTTTGACTGAATGATTAATCCGTGATCAAAGTTCCCGTATGTGGGAATTTACCATTCCAATATTTTATTTTCATCTAAATAACAGATAAATTCACAGAATTTATCTGTTAATTGTTTATTTTTAGATGTACTGGTTCGATATGTTACTCCGTCAGTCTCTGTTTTTTTCTCATATTCAAAATAATCTCCGCGTGTCTCACTTGCTGAGATATAACGACAATATTTTGGTAATTTATCGATTCCTGTCTCTGGTGGTGGCATATTAACTGAATGTTTGTACGAAACATTTTTCCCATCACCAACGTTAAGTGGATCTATATTTCTCTCTTCTGGAGGAAGATATTGATTAAATGGGTCCTCTACTTGTGCTAATTTGAGAATTTGGAAATATGATTCATATAGTTGGTTACCTTCTTCTGTTAGTTGTCCGTTGATACACCGATTTTCGAACCACTCTGGTTTTTCCGCCATTAAATCCCTCAAAATGATTTTTGCTTCGTTTAGTTTCTGTAGTAGTGTGAATTTTTTGCTTTTAGTTGTCTTTTTTCGGAAGACTCTCTCTCCATTAACTTTGATTACAACTTCAAAATATGAACCCATTTGACCATATTCTGGATGATATTCGATATTTGTTGGAATACCATCAGGCTCAAAACCACAATCTTCAGGTAATTTTAAAGTTCTCTTTCTTTTCTTTTGATTCCAATTTTGTTGTGTTTGTGAGGCTAATCGCAAATTAGCCTTGCGATTGTCTTGTGGGATACGATTAATGTGATCAATGTATAGTTTACCATCGAATGAGTGGGCCATTATCTGTTGATGAATATAATTTACTGTTTTGTGACCATCTATCATAAGTATATGACCAATATAATGATTAACGCGACACCAAGAAATATCTTTGATTTTTGAGTAATCATCATAATCAATAATAAACGGCATATTTTTCATTACTCCATTTGTTTCTGTGCTAATAACTAAGACAAGGTATGTTTTGTCCTGGAAATCAACAATAATTTTATTTTTGAAACATTGGTTGCATATGACAGCTTGGTCAGGTATTTTCTTCTTGATTTGGATTTTGATCTTTCCTTCAGTCATTGGTTTATGATAAATATAACACAATATTTATCATAATACAAGGCACTATAAAAATCAATTTTATCAAAAATGGGTAAAATAAAATATAATAATGTTGTTTTTCCTTTAATTTGAGTATGCGAGCCCACCCCAGTGAGCTATATTCCACAAGTTTCCTTGTGGGTTGGACTATACCTTGAGCTCCACTTATTACTAAGTGAAACCCGCTTCCATCTAGTCTCTGAACCTTCTTCTCTTCTACAAGAGAAGCTTGGCTGCGGATTGTCCAATCCTTCATATTTTTACTATTGGATTCGGTAATTAGCCGAGTTCCTCTTATGAATTGCTTCACAAGAGTAGTAATGAAGGCTTTAAGGAGTTTCCCGCAATTTGAAAGCGTTGCCCAATTAACTTGGACTAGGAGATTATATTGACTATTTGAAAATAGCCCTGGATTATTACACACTTTTTCCCAATTAGTTAATCCAGAACTAATTAGGGTGTCTCCTGTTTGGTACAGGTGGGTGAAACGATATTCACGTTTATACCAGACATTATACGGAGGACGTTATAATTAACAGCATAGATCCTGACGCGCGCAGTGGTGACACCGATTTGGCCGGTCTCAGGATCGAGTGCTTGGAATGTTCCAGGGTGAACAGCGAACTGGAGGGTGGCATTGTCGATACGAGAGAAGTTGACTGTGCCAGAAGGTTGGTGTTCCTCGGGTTTGAGTCCGAATGAGTAGACATTGATACCTTCAGAGAGAGATCCAGAGCTGTGGTGTTGGAAGAGTTGGACAAGGTTGAAGTAGGTTCCTTCGCGTCCAGCAAAACGATCGTGGCCATTGAGTTGGAGCTTGGCATAGATCACAGGGTTGCCGAAGGTTGCACCGAGAGATGCTCCACCGGTAGTTGAGAAGTTGCCACCAACGCCACCGAAGTTAGGAGCATCATACATAGCGAAGGGAGTCTCGACCACATTGAACGCATCGATTTGGTAGTTAGACCATTGGTTGCTGACACGGCCTCCAGGAGTGCCAATGTGAGAATCCTTTTGGACAACCCAGATGAGTTCCTTGCTTGGGTGGTTGAATGAGAGACGGATCTTGTTGCTTGTGTTGCTGATGGATTCCTCACCAGTGTACTGGAGTTGTTCGATCAGGTACTCGTGAGATACTTGGGCGAAGCGGCGACGTTCATCAGTGTCGAGGTAGATGTAGTCAACCCAGAGAGAGCAAGATTGGAGATGTTGGTTCTTGATGTTAGGATCGATTGAGCCGGAATCATCAACCCAGAGGAGCTCGATGGGGCGGAATTCCATGTTGATCTTGACCTCGTGATATTGGAGAGCGATCAGAGGGAGGGCGAGTCCAGCATTACGGCAGAACCAGAATTGGAGTGGAATGTAGAGAGTTGTACGTGGTTTGACTTGGTTGTTGAATGTGCAGAGATCAAGGGTCTTACCAACCATCTTGTTGTAAGTGGTGCGCATTCCGAAGGGGAGAGTGAGAGAACTCCAGATTTGGAGCCAGTCTCCGAATTGACGATCGATACGTTGGCCACCGATTTCGAGCTCGGCAACACGGATCAGGTGGTGACCCACTTCATCAGTCCAACGTCCGGAGACGGTAGGATCGATTTCAGGGAGTTCCACTTGGAGGTAAACACGATGAATCAGATCGCCGTTACGTGAGATCAGGGCGGTAACCTTCTTGCCGAAATCAGGGTTACCCATAAAGGTCTGTTCAATTGACTCCATCGCGAAGTTAGTGTGGCGACGATAGACGACTTTGAAGTAAGTGATTTGAGGATTACCCGTGAGGTAGATATCCTGTGCTCCATAGGCTACTAGTTGCATTAAACCGCCAGACATGTTTTGTTGTTAATATAAATTATACAAATATTTTTTTTTTCCCAAAAATTAAAAATAAAATATATGCCTTAATTTAACATTTTGTTTCAAAGTTATGATGATAACATGGTCTATATTTTCAGGAATTTAATTTTGTTAAAATTGTTGTCATCAATGACAATATGTAGATCTAATATCTATTGAGGAAGTATGTCTTGAATTAAATAAACAAGTCACCGGACAGAATTATGATAACAGGATTATTTTCCAATGAAAAGGATTCACCAAATAGTTCCAGAAAACATGAAATACAGAATTTCCAATATAAATAAAATCATTATTGCCATAAAATGATCGTGTGACAATCTTCCTAGTCTGTGTATTCCAAGTTTTCTGCTTTGGTTTACTCTTTATGATGTGTGGTACTCCTTGTTTTTGATCTCATTTTCTGTGTGCTCACCTCTTGAACCTAAGAGACCTGAATTTTGTCTTCATTTTTGATAAAATGGTGACTATTACTCTTCAACTTCTGAAAACATTATTGCCAATCATCGCATGATTGTTGAGTTTCATCAACAAAAATAATATCAGGATTATCTACGTCGGGATTATTTATTGTATCCATGTCAGCCACATCGATTTCTCCACGTAAAACGCTATTAACTGTAGATCTTATAGATTCAACACATGCCAGATCACGTTCACGTAATTTCTGTGAGTTCGTTCTTATAGCTAAGCCGAAATCGTTTAATACTAATTTAATACCCTTTGATGTATTATCGTACAATATATTAGGTGGTCGAATATCACGACTAACAAAACCGGCTGAATGCATTGTTCGAACCAACGATTCAATATCATCAACCAATTTAGGTAAATCCGGATGTTTGTTTACAATTAGCTCAGTAAATGTACCATCATAATATTTTTTAATAATAACGCCAGAATTATCCCTAATACACATTGTTTCAACATGTGCACCAATACCTAAATCTGATAATCTTTGTGTTATATTCATCTCATTAATAGTTGGGTTAAGACAAAATTGATCTACGTCTTCAGTTAAAGGTATAACTTTTGAAATATAATCACATTTATCCCCTTTACATGTGTGATAATTTATTGAATATGCTCCTTGTTCTTTAAGAGGGTCTCCCCTACGAAATTGATCACATTCATCAGTAAATTTCCGATTTTTCATTCCTTTGACAATAAGATGAGTCCGTTCACTTTCCAGAAAATCATTCGTCGGTTCGAAATTATCTAAATCCTCTGTTGGTTGGATTTGTGGTGCTGGTGCTTGTTGGTGATGTTGCTGCGGCAACAATTCCTCTCCTACATCTTTTTTCTCACGTTCAACTCTTTGTTTGTCTAATCTTTCTTGTTCCTCTCGTTTCTCTCGTTCTTGTCGTTCAACTCTTTGTTTGTCTAATCTTTCTTGTTTCTCTCGTTCTTGTCGTTCCTCTCGTTGTTTGTCTAATCTTTCTTGTTTCTCTCGTTCTTGTCGTTCCTCTCGTTTCTCTCGTTCTTGTCGTTCAACTCTTTGTTTGTCTAATCTTTCTTGTTTCTCTCGTTCTTGTCGTTCCTCTCGTTCTTGTCGTTCCTCTCGTTGTTTGTCTAATCTTTCTTGTTTCTCTCGTTCTTGTCGTTCCTCTCGTTCTTGTCGTTCCTCTCGTTGTTTGTCTAATCTTTCTTGTTTCTCTCGTTCTTGTCGTTCCTCTCTTTGTTTCTCTCGTTCTTGTCGTTCTTCTCTTTGTTTGTCTGATCTTTCTCGTTCTTCTCTTTGTTTGTCTGATTTTTCTCGTTCTTCTCTTTGTTTGTCTTCTTTTGGTGAAGCAGGTTTTTCTATGTCTTGTATTACCTCTGGTATCTTGGGTCGGGAGATCTGAAGTTTCGGTTTCGGTTTGAGCGGGAGTGCTTGCCTAGATGGTGATTCGATCGGTTTATATCTACTCATTAATTGATCTATATCTTCCACTTTCAAGTTTAATTTGTCATTTTTGATGACAAATACATATGTATTTGATGCCGGGACATATATATCATCATAATTATTGTGATATTGGAAGTTGCGACCACAGAGAATATAGTGTTTGAAATAATATTTTGAGGAAATTAGATCTTGATACACTTGATACTCTCCGTAATTTCCTGGTTTGTTGCTCTCACAAATTTTGTGAATTTTTAGTGCAGTTTCATAATCCCATATGGGAATGGTAATGAAGAATCCTAACGGTTTTTCTGACATTTGTAAAAATTCTAACAATTTCTGACCCATATTTTTCATAATTGTTTCATCGAACGGCGGATTAGCGAAATAAATACCTTCATTGAGTTTAATGTCGAAGAAATTGCCCACCGATCCGAAGTATTTTTCCAAATCATAATACAACGAACAATAAGATTGATACACGCGATTGAAACATGATCCGAAGAGCTCGAAATTGACAGCAAATAGACGTGAAAGACCCTCCTTAAAATCTGGAGACGCACCTAACTGTTGGTTGCCACCACCCATGAGTTGGTAACGGTAAATGATACAAAAATAGAGATTTAATTTATCAGGTTGGGGTAAATTTTCCTGCTCTGAATAATGTTTGTACCCTTGTTCCAAAATTTGATACACATGATCAGTACATGGTATTGATACACCACTGTATGTCAATAAGTGATTCTCATATGTTGTTTGTTGTGGTTGATCATCAAGTAATTTAACTAATTCATTAAATTGTTCTGATAAATATTGCCCCAGATTTAACTTATCAAGTAGCGGGTATACATTTTTTTCATCAAGTCCAAAATTGATTAGATCAGTAACTAATTGATCAACATTATAGATTCCTGTTTTATTGTATGGTATAACTGGATCATAAAATCCGATGTTTTTCCAACAGAACCGGATAATGGCCTCATTGAATTTTTTATGGTCTAATCTACGTTGTGACTGAGCACGACACAATTCATATAATTTGGTAACTAAATTCTCTATGATCTGTTTTCGTTTGATTTCTAATGATGGGTGTATCTGTGAAATGTTCCAGTCAGGGAGGATTGTGTTGTAATTATACATAGTAAATGGTTTATCGACTTCATCTGTCAAAGGTGTTTGTGTCTGGACGATTTCATATGGCGGTAATTTTTGCCAGACATAAAATGATCGTAATTTACTTCCATATCCACTCATATCTGCATAATTGATATCATTCACCCGTCTCATCTTTTTATCCAGATGAACTATTGTACCATCAACATACTGTTGACCTTCGACTAGGTACAAGTAAACAAACATGAAACCTTCAGGCGCCAAGTGATCATATGCTTTGTCAAGTGATCCCAAGACAAATCCTTGGTACCAACTATCAATATCAGGATATCTGATGATAGAATCCTCGTCCTCTTTAGAGTATGTTTCCAAGTCAAAAAATGGTGGACAAAATAAGACAAGATCATAATCATCCACAGGTAAATCTGCTGTTTCAAATCCGTCCTCAATCACGGCGAAATGATCTCTTTTTGTTGGTGAAACTAACATATTAACCATGTCTCGATAATGTGGGTGCAATTCCTTGTTTGGATCAACCCCAATATATCGATCAACGCCATATCCAATAGCAGCTAACAACCGATCACCCCATCCTGCGCAAATATCTAATATCTTTGTTGGTTTCAAAATGCTGTAAATAGCCATCAACACAGTAATTCTGAAATTATTGCAAGTTTTGAAGTGTTTATCCTCATACATGACTTCACGATAATAATTATAATCATCTAAATTTTCCAGTTTTTGTTTCTTTTTTGCGGCTAAGATCTCTGATTTATGTAGCGGCCAATAATTCTCTGGTATTTCGTAACCGACAAATTTACATTTCATCCGCACACGCTCAGTAAAATAATCTGTGATGTAGTTACATTCAGATGTGTTAGCCCAATTGTCTGCAATGATAATTGGTTGATTACCAAAGAGGGTAATTCTCGATAGCGCCTTTTGGATCGATGATGGCATTTGTCTTGTAATTGTGTATTTTGTTGATGTGATTGACGAAGTTAACCGTTTGAATATGACACTATTTAGGTTGTAATATGATTTATATAACGGGATGTCTGTTTCTTCGATTTTCCCCGATGATACGTATGGTAAGTGAGTGTATTCAAAATAACTATTGTATACGTTGGTTATGACCCATTGATAAAATCTACGTGAGAATGTTTCTATGAATGTCGGCTCGGTGGGGAAATAATTGTAATAATTGTCATAATTATACAGATAGACGAGTGGTTGAGCTTCATTTTTGATGTAAAAATCGAGTGTGAAAATCTGGAAGGCATCGATAGCGTTAGCCGGAACACGGATATATTCCTGAATTGTTTTAACGAACATGTCAGCAATATGACACATTTGTTGAAAAACGGTTTGAGCCAATTCTGTGAATATTGGTGAATTATTGGCCTTACATTGTGCAATTAAATTGCCATGGGTTGTGAATAATAAATCTGATGGATAGACATGATGAACGGCATCATTTTTGAAGTCATTGTATGCAAAAGGTTCTTCAGTGATTAATATCAATGCATCATTCCACAGGTCCCATTCGACATTTTTTAAGGGTGTGTCATACATACCAATCTTTTTCTTCGGAAGATTAAGAAAGTTTCGTGTAATTCCATTATTGTCAAATTTCGGAAATACCAGTAAAAAGGTCCGCAATGCAAATTTATGGGGCCCTAATTTACCTTCCATATCAATAGTCATTAAATTGCTCGGATATGACATTATAATTGATTCACTAGTTAACAATTGTTCGGCATCTTGTGCTGATATAGATACAGTGTTACCTGGTTGTATGACGACTGGATGTGTTTCATCAATCTGAAAGTCATCGAGTTCAATTAGTTCAGGAATAGATCCATCAGGACATATTCCAAATAATTTCTGGAACACTATTGATTTATTTGGAATTGATCGAGGATCGAAAAAATTGGCCAATACAGTGGTTGTTGGTTGAATCCATTTCGGTGGTAGTGGTGTTCGCTCATTTTCAATTTCAAGAAAAAGTAAATCTAATTTAGGTTCGTTTTTGGTATAATTGATATTGACACGAACAAGATCTTTTTCTGTTTTCGAAATGTTCTTGGGAGTAAAGCCATAGGTACTCATAATTTGTGAGCAAATATTTTGATCTAGCCCAGAATTCCCTACTATTGAGAAAGTTAATGTGGGTAATATGACTTTATCAGTCATATATTGTGATTTTTGAAAATTCTTTATGAGCGAGAATGCCTGTAGATGATCAATATATCCCTTTATTAACTTTATTCTATCAATATAACATTGTTCTTTGAAACATTGGTTGCATCGATGATAAACCCAGTAGAAAAATGAGGTGTAAATTTTATCTTGGATACGAATATCAGGTCCTTGTTGCCATCTTTTACCTAATAATATCCTTTCATAGTCATCTTGAGTCATAATCCAGAGTGGTCGATTCCATAATTCTGACATTTGTTGGATCAAATCAAGTATTTGTAGTTGAAAACCATATTTTTGATATTGATCGAGGAGCTTAATTTGTACTTGAGAACCTGGCGCATATTCCACATCAAATGGTTGGATTCCAAGATATCCAATGGTGTTTCCACCAGTCTTTAAAATAACTCCCCAATAATATGATGATGTCAAGGGTTGTAGGCCCTCTTGTGGGTTATATTGTTGAAATTTTTCCCATAACAATTTTCCACCAAGACTGGACAATGGGCGAATGTCCACTTTTTCCAATGGTATTAATTCTATATCGAATCGGTCCATTATATAATATATATGGATATATTAGAATTAAAAATGTACGTATTATACACATACAAAATATAGAAAGAGAATAAAGATCTCAAAGTTACTGTTGAATGAAGATCGTGATAAAAGAATGTGCATTTCAATAAAGCTATGATAAATGTTGAAAAGTTGTTACATATTCAACAATGTTTGAGCGAAGGAAAAATAATGTGGTCAATTAATCGATTAGTTAATAAATTTAAATCTATTATTCTTTAGTATAATCATGTTCTTGAAATATTATCTCAAACTTTAAAAGGTAGGTTAATTAATCTCCGGTGAGATACAAATAAAATTGAAATTTGATTTATTATCAGATAATTGATCACATTATAATCACAATGTCACACATAATTCGTCATCGTGCTTTTCATCATATCGTCAACTTGGGCGTACGTACACGGGAGAGAACATCTGATGAATTAACACCTAAAAGACAATTTATTGTAGAGGAGAAGGTGGTCGGATCCGATCTGTATTTCGCAACTGATTGAACATCAGTTGTTTGTGGAAAAAGACACGAATTATTAGGAGATAATGCAACATTTTATGGTTTTCAGGATGTGATTTACCTGAAAATAAGATGATTGAACTGTATCGTGGTCTCAATATGCATGATGTAACTATTTATTTGTATGGAGAACTTATTCCGACCCAAAAAAGGATTAAATATGTCGAACATTGTAAGAGTTATTTTATTGCATTTAATCTCAGAATTGTTTCATATGAAAATGAAAATAATGACGAAATTGAAGCTAGTTGGTATCCAAAGGAAATTTGGATACCAATTGCGACATCGTTCGGATTTCTCGTGATACCAACATTATTTGAAGGTACACTCGCGGAATGTTCAAATTATGATGTTGAACATAATAGGTCATGTGTCCCACAATTAATCAATCCACTGAGTACACTCAGCTCTCCTATTGAGGGCATTGTTATCAAAGGTCCGCATATGACGCTTAAAAAGAAAGCGGTGGCATTTCGTGAAATGGAGGTGGGTGGTGGTATTCGTATCAGTCTTCAAAAACAGGAGAATCCCGATATCGTCGCCGTTGAGGAAATATTTGGCTCGATGATGACTAAAGCAAGATTAGACAATATTGTGAGCCAAATTGGGGACAAGATGGTTGAAGATGCTAAAAGATTGTCATTAGCTACAGCTAATGATGCAATTCGAGAAATGAAGGATGATTTAGATTCACCAATTCACAAGATTAATCCCAACAAATTGAACAAAATGAAGAATGAATTTACAAAACTTTTTATTGACACCGTGAAAGAACATATGAATTGGAAGTGAAGAATTGTTCATATGATGTGACACAATTTTGGGATTAACGCACAGGTATTTTGCTTATATAATTCATATTTGCGACCAAATTCTTTGTGTAACATCTCTTCTTCCGCTGGAATGCGGAACATGACCAATACCAAAAATGTGATGAATGTTGAAATCACGCTAATAATATTTGGTACTAACAAAATATGCGACAATATGATCAATAATCCTCCAGCATACATTGGGTGGCGAACAAAATGGTATACACCAGAGTTAATCAGTTGATGGTCATGTTTGATTTGTAATGTTGGTGAATCTTGACTCCCCAGATCGATCAGAGTTTGAATGAATAAGATAACTGCTAAAAATAAGCAGAATAAACCAATGTATTGTAATCCTATTGAGACTGAATAATTCCAAGATGAAAAGAAATACATGCTAATAAGTGGAATAATAAGTCCAAATACAACTACCCCAGAGAATACTAAATACTCAAGTTGCCCAGTGAAATTCTTGGCGACATTATGTGAATTTTTATGATAATGATAAAGACGTATGACACCAAGAATACATATTGTTAACCAATAAACAAGTATCATTATACATTTTAGAAATAAATAAATTTGTTGCAAGAATGAAATGGAATATGGTGTCATGACTCGATGTCGAGGGTTATTTTCAAGTAAAATTATTTTGTGCTGATTGAGACATAGTTCATTCTAAAAAAATATTTATATACAATATAAATAAATGGTTGAAGCAAGACAATGTCAATGTTATAAGAGTCTTAAAGAGCAAGACAAATGCTGCCCACATCCAGCGAAATCAGGGTCAGCTTACTGTGGCCTACACCAAACTTGCAAATCAAAAGAGGCTTGCGTTGGCCCTAGACCAACCAAATCTACTGGACAAAAGATGACGGCAATAAAAGCTTCAATTGTAGCTGCAGCTAAAGCCGCGCCTAAACCTGCGCGTAAAACACCTGCCAAGAAAGGCAGTAAGAAGGGTACAACCAATGAATATCTCCAATATTTATCAAAGAGAAACAAGGAACTTAAAGCACAAGGTATTGCTGATTACAATGAGAGAAGAGCCAAGATTTCTCGTGAGTGGTTGGGGAAAAAGTCCAGTAAGGTACCTCTTCCAGAACCTGACGAGGAGCAACTACGTGAATTCGAGAAAGAAGCTTGGGAGTGGCCTGAGGATGAACCAGAAACACACGGTGGATTTTACAGGTATTAAGACTAATAATTAGCGACAATTTATCAAATATAATCAACATTTATCTGAATAAATGTTGAGCATATATGTATCCAAACAGTATTGACAAAAATTGAATTAATAAATGATCGATGATGATGAATCAACGATCCATAAATAATGGAAAGGTCAAATTTAATTGTTGTTGTTGCAGAGAAACCATTTTCAGGTGCGACTTCGGATGAAATGACACGTATCTGTCGTGAACCATATACCCTATTATTAATTCAAGGGTATAAAGATCGCGAAAAGGATGTATTTCCATTTTTAGGCAATGCCATGGCCGTGATTGTTCGCAGTGATAAAGTTGATGAAACTTTTCTTAATAACTCTGGGTCTCAATTAAAAGTAATCGTAAGAGCCGGTACTGGATATGATACAATCGATACTAATCTATGTCGACATAGAGGTATCGCGGTCCTTAATACACCAGGACAAAATAGTAATGCAGTCGCTGAATTGGTATTTGGGTTGTTGATCCATGTTATGCGTCAAGGCTTTAGTGGGAAAGTTGGTTTAGAATTAAAGGGTAGAACTCTGGGCCTACACGGTTTTGGTTCCATTGCTAAACTGGTAGCGCATATTGCTAAAGATGGTTTTGGTATGAAAGTTTGTGCATATGATCCATATGTAAATGAAACAGTATTCCAAGCCCATGGTGTCAGAATGTGCTCGTCACTGGATGAGATATATTCGACATGCACTGTTGTCTCAATTCATGTGCCATTAACTGCAGAAACAAAGATGTCTGTCGGTAGCAAATTACTGAACAGGATGGCACCTAACTCGATCATCGTGAATACTTCACGAGCAGAAATTGTGGATGAAATGGCCTTGAAAAACACACTTAATGAGCGAGCTGATGTGTGTTATTGTGCTGATGTTGCTCCAAAATGTGCTGCTGAATTACTCGAAAAATACGGACAAAGGGTCTTTTTCACACAAGTTAAGTGTGGTGCTCAAACAGAGGAAGCAAATGCTAATTGTGGTCTTGCGGCGATCCATGAGATTATGGGATTTATTGAGGAAAATGATACCACATTTCAAGTCAACAAATAATTAGATTTTGTTTAAAAAAGTTTCATATGCTTTTATGAAAGATTCATAATGTAGTGGTCCATATTGTAAAGCGTAGAGTAATTCACGATAAGATCTGGGTACTTTACAATCTCGAAGTAATTCACAGATACATGTGTGTTTTGCTCCATAATAAGTAGATATGTGCTTAATTAGGTGTCGGATAACAGATTGACACCATGATTCTGTTATCTTAAGTGGTTTTAAATCATGGTAATCAAAAACAACAACATGGCCTTGATATAAACCGAGATTATGCATGCCAGTACTTGTGTGTAGATGACATTTGAGTAATGTATATTCAATTTGAATGATCTCATTCAAAATGTGTTCAGTCATATCTTGTCTATAAAGTCTGTCACATTTTAGTTGTGTGTAAACAAATACATTGTCATCTTCATATAATATTTTGTCAATTGGCAATAATATTGATGATTTTGATTCATCTAATCTTGATGATAGTTGATGAAAAGTCGATACTGTTGCATTTTTTGTATATTTGAAATATTTGATTTGTTTTGTGCATAATTTGAGGACCAGAGTGTCTGTATATTTAAAACATGACGCATCATCACCATGCCCAATGAAATTATCTTCATTTATTATATGTCCCAATAAACATATTACTTGTTGTAAATCATTATGTACAGCCAATCGTGCCAATCGTGCCAATCGTGGCCCAAATATTTCCATTATATTATAACATGTGATATTACATCATAAGTATCAATTACTTTGAATCGGAAAAAATTGATTCGACATTTTATCTGTTCTATGTATTATATAAAATGTCAAACACTTGTGTAGCAGTGCTCAGAAGTTCAGGAGAACAGTGTGGGTACAAAGTCAAAACAGGATCTGAATTCTGCGGTCGCCATCAGTCTCAGGATCTGATTGAGAGTGTTCAACGTGAGGGGAAAATACAGTCTCCAATTAGCGTAAGTATTAAACCTGAGAAAAAGACTCGTGTAGTTGATGTTCATGTTAAATCATTACGTCCAGAATATGATAATTTGGAAGAATGGATGGAAAATGAGAATAATGTGTATATTGGGCGAGAGGGTGTTCTTATCTTAAATAAAAGGAGGTTTCCTGAAGAATCATCAATATGGGCGAATCCTTATACTGTCAAGAAATATGGCCGTCAAGAAGCACTTGAGTTATATGAAAAAAAACTCAGGGAAAAATTGGACAGTGATCCAACATTAGTTGAACAATTACTTGAGTTGAAAGGTAAAACACTTGGGTGTTGGTGTAATGGATCAGCTTGTCATGGTGATGTGTTAGTGAAATTGATTCGAGAATATGATCCGTTAAACATAGATAGATTAGATGAAAATAGTAAACTAACTATTCATTATTTGTTTTAGTTTTATATGAAATTTTATTGGTGGTTGTGTGTTGTTTTCTAGTGATGTTGATGAAGCCGGAATCTCTGCTTCATGAGAAGCTTTCTTGTATTTTCTAAGGATTGTTTTATGGTATGTAATCGATGACATTTACAACATAATAGTCTGCATTTGGCGATTTCGTTATCAATCGTTTCTTTTTTCATACCAACTAAATTTGCAACTGTTGATATCTTGTTATTTTGATCAACATGATCAAATTCGAAAAATTCTGTATTTTCTTGAGTGACATTGACCTTACACAATACACACTCTTTAAGTTGTAACTTAATATTATCAATATAATTTTTACTTTTTTTCGTCCTAAAGAAGATTGTGTTTCTTTTTGGAAGAGAATTTTATTTTCCTCTTGAGTTTCTTTTCTATGACACCATACGCACAACCACCTACTTTTTTGAGTTCATCTCTTACTTTTGATAGGTTTTGGCATTGACTCACGGATTTAATAGTTTTGTCCTCACGTTTAAAATGTGCAAATTCAAATAATCTGATGTTTGTTTCATCACAATTAGCACATTTACCTTGTGCTTTTCTGGAGTCAGTGATCAATTGTTTGAGTTTTTTCTTTGTCGTCATACCTGCAATTTTTTCTTTTTCTGAATAGTATTTGTCTTTGCATGACCTATTACAAAAAATTGTATTTCTGCATGATTTTGTTTGAATTCAACACCACAGCATAGACAAGTCAATTGTCTTAATTTATCTTGCGTTTTTCTTCTGAGACGCGCATTTCTTCCTAAACGTTTACATTCAATACTGCAGAACAAACTCTGTTTATTTGGTGGTTCATACAATTGTTTGCAAATGTTGCATGTCCTACTCATTAATTGATAAGTCTGATGCTAAGTATCCATGTAATTATGTAGTGAATCAAATTTTACATGTTGCAAATATCCCATTTTTATTCATTTTCGTCAACACTCAGTGTTCTAATTGACTGTCAATCAATAACTACTTATCCTTGTGTTAAATATGGTTTAATATAAAAATTTGATTTCAATATTTTATCTATTTCTTTTCTTATATATTACAAAATGTCACATACTTGTGTAACGCTGCTAAAACCTGGGAAACCATGTTCATATAAAGCAAAAATAGGATGTGAATTTTGTGGAATACATCAGCACAAAATAAAAATTCGTACCACTTCAACAGATCGCGAAGTAGTTGAACCTCTTGAAGAGGAAATAGAATCAATCGAACCAAAGAAATTGGTCATAAAACGTAAAAAAGCGGTTAGGCACAGTGGTATTAAAACCGTGGATGAGTTTTTAATGGAAGACCCAGGTCGCTCTGTGTGGTCAGTTATTTTGGAACAGAATAGATATGACAAAAATTTACTAATTAGGGCACTTGATGGTGAAATCACAAAAAAAGAGTTCAAAGAATTGTCATCAGAACGATTAAAAGGACAGTGGAATTGGGGTATGGAATCTTTCAATATTCGCCTATCGAAGTATTTGTGTAAACATTCTTGTACTTATTGTTATATAGGACCTATGTTTAAGCGATGGGGACGGATCTGTGAAACACCTGATATTGAAGATTTAATGCCAACAGATCCTAAGTTAGTCAGAAAATCATGGACTAAAGCTTCATCAATGGGTAGAAAAGTCATTTTTCCCATCTTCATCTGATATTTTTGAGGAGAATGCAAGGGACTATGTCACGGTTTGCCGGAAAATAATCGACGCTGGACATGAAATATTTTTGTGACTAAACCTTCGATGAAATCAATTCAGGCAATTGATAGGGAAATTATGAAATTACCACAATCAGAGATGTATAAGTCGAAGATTCATGTATTTGTAACGATTACTACGAATGATAATGAAATTTTTGAGACAATTTGAGCCATTTGCACCGTTATATGAAGAACGTGTAGAAGTATTAAAATATCTAATTGAACATCAATATCTTACGAATGTGATGATGGAACCATATTTGTCGGATCCAATACCAATTATTATGGAATTAAGTCCATTATTGGAAACTCAGGAGGAGACTGAATGGGTCATTGTGGTCGGGAAAATGAATTATACTAAGTCAATGCAACTTAATCAAGATTCAGATGAAAGTGATCGTATGAAGGAATATTTAGATAGTTTATATTCAACCAAAAATTTGAAGAAGTTATGGGCATTTGTTAAACCTAACCTCCATTTATTCCTAAAGAAAGATACGGTTATGGCATTATTAAAATTAATTTAGATTGTTCCATTGAAATTAGATAAAATTACTTTGTAGGGTTATTAATGACATTGGTGGTGACAAATGGGATCATGAGAGAATTTGGAGATTCTTTCACTAAATTCGATGGGATATTTGTAATCTAACCATCCTTTAATTAGTACTTCTTTGACTGGACTTATACCCATCCCAAATTTAAGTGCAACAACATGAAACCCTAATAATTTCAATAGGACCAATGTTTGTGAGGATGTGTGACCAACATAGCAAATCAAAACGATCGTATACTCCGGATGATGCATGGGACATGGTAATTTTCTCAAATTTTCTGGTCTAAATATATCTTGCCAAAAAATATTAATTGAACCTGGAATGTGTCCTGTCCGTAAATAGTCTTCCTTTTTACGAATATCAACTAAAAAAAGTTTGTGGCGTGGCGTTGTCGCAAGTATTTTATATAATTCGGGTGGTGTGATATAATTCCAATTGGGGTCAATATCTTGGATGTAATATTGTATTCTTTCTAACAGATTGACTTGTAGTGATGGTGAACTGCAGCATACTGGTTGATTATTTGAGTGTACACGTGACATGAGGTTATAATATATGACAAGATATTTGATGATGATATAATTTTCATTCAATTTAACTGAAAATTTATTGTCTCTAATAGACGCTTATATTAGTCATTTAATATGCCAACAAAACTGAATATGTACAATAAATTTAAAGATGTGCTATCTATAGTGGGTTATGCATATCAAGTTATTGAAATAAATGGTTTGCGTAGGGAAGAATGGCGACTAAATGGACAATTACACAGAGAAGGCGCTCCAGCTGTTATCTGGAGTAACGGTCGTGAAGAATGGTTTTTGAATGGTTTAAGACATCGTGATGCCAATCAACCAGCATTCATTATCATTGGCCAACGCAGAGAATGGTGGGTAAATGGTCAATTACACCGTGAACACGGCCCTGCAGTGATATGGGATAATGGTCGGGAAAATTGGTATTCCTATGGAATAAAGCATCGCGTAGGAGGTCCGGCAGTCACATATGAGTTTGGTGGTGAAGAATGGTGGATAAATGGTCAATTACATAGAACTGATGGTCCCGCTGTGACTGCACATGATGGAATACAGATGTGGTATAATCACAATCAACTACATCGAATAGGGGCACCTGCGGTAATATTTCCTGGTGGGAGCAGTGAGTGCTGGATCAATGGTTACAAAGATAAACAGAAAATTATCAGATGTCATGTTTGTCGGAAAATTAATATGATAACTATGATTGTTACATCGATGGATCAATGTGTGGTTTGTTGGGATCAAAATGTCAGTGTACAATTAAATGTGTGTGGACATCGGTGTTTGTGTCAAAAATGTTGTGATCAACTAATGGCACTAACTGAATCAAAAAGTACATAAGAATAAATATTGAGTGATTATTAATAATGATGATAGCGACAAATACACGAGAATTTTCAGATAGTTTACACGCACAGACACCACCGCCACATACTTACGGTGCTCCGGATCTCGTGGCAGCCAGGAAACTGTTTGCTGCAACACTTTCTCAGTTAGGTCGGGATGGTTTGGAACCTGTAGCTGAGGCTTTGGGATTGGAAGTCAACGAATTTTCAGATGTGTCTAAATTGGCCAAAGCTGTCTTTGATGTTGTGCGAAATGTCGGTGAGGAAGATTCGAACCAAATGATGGAAAATAGAGAGGTCGACCCTGATGAACAAGATTTGGTCGCAGCAGAAAATTACGCTTCAAAATGGCTTGCAATCATTGCACAAGATAAATTGGACGATAATACAGCAAAATGGGTTGTCAAAGAAACAATTCAAAATTTTGGTGATCATTTTAATCAAGGTTGGCTTGACTATAGGAAATCTGCCACAGTTGGCGGCGATTTTGCTTGTACTGAATGGCGTGGGGAAAAAGCCGAAATTGAAGATGTATTGGGTCGAAAATATATCGATTGTCTCGGAGGTTATGGTTTATTTTCACTCGGATGGAATAATCAAGAGGTACTTGAGTCAGTATCCAATCAATTGAAGAAATCAGCACAATGTTCCCAAGAACTGTTGGACCCGTTGAGAGGAGTTCTATGTAAACTACTTGCAATGACACTTCCTGGAAAAATTCAATACGCATTTCTCGTGAATTCCGGGGCTGAAGCTGTTGAAGGTGCATTGAAATTAGCGAAGGTGCATACGGGTAAAACTGGTTTTATTACCGCAACAAAAGCTTTTCACGGTAAGTCAATGGGTGCACTATCCGTGTCTGGAAAAGCAATATTTCGTGAACCAGTAGGTTCATTATATGGTGGTCCTGTATATCACATTCCATATGGTGATGCGGAAGCTGTTGAGTGGACATTGGAATCATGTGAAGTTGCGGGCGTGGGCATTGCCGCAGTGATAATGGAACCGATACAGGGTGAAGCTGGAGCAATTGTGCCACCAGATGATTTTTGGCCGAGGATTCGTCTCGCAACAATCAAATACAAATGTCTATTAATTGCTGATGAAGTTCAAACTGGATTGGGAAGGACTGGCAAATTATGGGGTGTTGATTGGTGGGGGGTTGAGCCAGACATAATTTGTCTTGGAAAATCTCTTGGTGGTGGAATTTTACCTATTTCAGCGTTTTGTTCAACAAAAGAGATTTGGGAACGAATGATGTATCCGAATCCCTTTTTACACACCACAACAACGGGAGGAAACCCCCTTGCCTGTGCCGCTGCAATTGCAGCAATTCGCGTGACGGTTAGAGATAAGATATGGGACCAGGCTTCTATTAAAGGACAATATATTCTTGATCACCTGCATCCGTTGGTTCAAAAATATAATGATGTATTAATGAATGTTACGGGTCGTGGGTTGTTAATCGGAATGCATTTCCATGACACGATGTCTGGATATCTTGTTGCATCTGGATTGTTTAGACGCGGCGTACTAATTGCCGGGACATTAAACTCTGCACAAACAATCCGAATTGAACCTCCATTTTGTATTACATTCGAACAACTTGATCAAGTGTTTATTAGTTTAGATGAAGCACTTCAAGAAGCGAGGATTGGATTGGCCAACATTAAAGCTCAAAAAAATATCTCTTCTTTATCTACATCAACGACACAACCTGCAGTTCCAGATGGTGCTCAATCGGCAGTTACACAATGACTCTATTGTATTTGTCGATCGGTATCATAAATATACACGTCATAATGCCCTTTGAAACCAGGAATTTCGACGTGATCACCAGTGTTCAATTCCCAATTATTTTTAACATCAATGGGGATTTTTATATCGGTATATGGGTGAATGACATAATATTCATATTTATAATAATCATATCGGCGACCCATTAAGCGAAACATCTGATCCGGATGGCGATGTGGATGCACATAACCAACTAATTGATAATCACCATATCTTGATACATCATATGGGTAGATCGGTGTAACTATTGGTGGTTGGATGACCTTTGTTGGTAACTGCATAATGGGTGACGGAGATATCTCGTGTGTTGTGGGTGTCTCCTGAGTATTATTTGTTGATTTCACGAGTTCACTCATATCTTTATAAAGAAGTTGGAGTTCATGTGCGGATCGACTATAAAGTTGATAAATAACCCACATGATAATCGATACTGTTACCACGATGAATAGGATGAAATAATCAGATCTAAAGCATACTTGGTCATTCATTTGTGTTCTTATATAAATAGAGTTCGAAAAAAAATAGGTTGATGTTAACTTCATAACATTATGGCAATAGATGGGTAATTTATGTATAAATTCTATATAAACATTTACATGAATAAAATCCCCATGAACGACCAATCTTGCACACCACTTAGTGGATAAGGCTAAACAAGAATTATTAGAGACTAAAATGTGTCAGATGTGTTTTGTCAAATTAAAGAAGAAACATTCAATCAAATTACCGCGGAGAAATGTGTATGGACCCATCGATTTAAATATGTCAGTGTTGACCTAAATGTACCCATGAATGAACCTGTTATATGCAAAACGACATACAATGTGACAAGTTATGAGATAGATAGTATTTATCACGATCTCTTGAATGAGCAATTTATGAAGGACGGATTTTTACTTATTTTACTCCATTTAAGTGGGCGAACACTTAGAACAGTTAATTTGGAACTTGTTTAGATATACATGATTTGGAATAGTGACTATGATGTATATGATACATATACACATCATATGCCTCCATTTATGCAAGATGGTTTAATTAGATAATATCATGATGTGTTTATCCAAATAGGAGATATTAGTTATGAATATCGGCTCACCGAGAGACAACGAAATTCATAAACATTCTCAATAAAAATGTTCCGATGAGGAAAATTGTTGCAAGTGCAACGGTTTGTAGAAAACTGGAATCCTGTATTTTTGGAATAACTTTGATTAAATATTCTTTTACGAATGGTTGCAATAAAACAACAAAGATAATTGTCATTAACATTGGTTCTTTTAGATTACTCATAATTTTATCCATCCATGATTGTTTCGAAGACATTAAATCAATGTCGTCAATTTTATCATCATATTGTGCTTTATCATCTGCTTCATCTTCATCTTCATCTTCATCTTCATCTGGTTCTGGGGGTTGTTGTGGATTTGGTTGAGGTGGTGCTTGAGGTTGTTGTTGTTGTGGTTGTGGTGGGGGGTGAGATTGTAACTGTTGTTGGAAATATGCAATCGCGTTCATCATGACATTTGGGTTTTGAAGGGCCTGTTGTAATACTTGTGGATCTGCAAATTTTTGTTGTATTTGTTGGTCTTGTTGTAAAACAAACATAAATTGTTGTTGTAGTTGTGGATTGATTTGAGCATTACCCTGTCCGTCGGGTTGACCCATTTGACCACCGCCACCCATTTGACCACCGCCACCCATTTGACCACCGCCACCCATTTGACCACCGCCACCCATTTGACCACCGCCACCCATCATGGGTCCTGTACCATTATCGACATTAAATACCCCTGGGGGGTTGGTTTTTTGCATTTCAGAGATTAATTCACCTGCTAAATTTCCTTGGTTAATATCGTTATTCATTCTTTCTTTCTTGATATATATACAAATATCTTTTTAAAACTGGAAAATTAAACGTATAATATATTTTTATGATGGTCAGATTGGGCACACACATGCATTTGGAACCAGTCGATAACATTCACCACTATGTTGATCAGCATATATATTCTTCTTTATTTCATTTGAATCAGGCCCATGGGTGATAACATGAGACATGAATAATTTGATGATAATGTAGCCCAAGAAGAGACCTAATAATGTTGAAAATATTTTCATATATATTACATTACTTGAGGATTTGTTTATTTTATATTTGAATAATATATCATAATGCTTGAGGATATATTCAAATCCAGGATAGGAATCATAATCATTTCCATCATTTGGGGGCTTGGTTTGTCTACGCTTTTCAGAAAAGCGTGTCAAGGACGCCATTGTCAAGTCATTGTCTATAATGGTCCAGATCCAAATGAAATTAAGGACACATATTATGAATACATTGATGGACAATGTTACCAATATTATCCATTTATGACCAAATGTATAGATAGTTCACCATAATCCGCGTAACATATATTAAGACAGAATCAGTGCACATCAAAGATATAATCATTATTTGTGTTCTCAGGTAATTCGTGCGAGATAAATAGTCATTTATTTGTCTCACACAGAAGAAGATATTATGGACAATCTTCACGACCAATATATAATCATATATCACATCACATTACTTCTAATTATCTTTGATAATTAGAACATTTTGTATTTGTTTAATCAATCAGATTAAGTTTGTCATCTCCGAGAAGACTTCTCGCTAGCGATAGAAAAAGTTTCTCGAATTGATAGTTTGATTTTGAACTAATTGAAAATATTTCAACCCATGTTTGAAGTGGAAATTAATAGTTTCAATCACTACCTCAAGAATAACAATGTCCGTTTTACTGCCTACTAGCACGATTGGTATGTTTTCACAAGTGTGTCTCAGACGTCCATACCATTCAGCAATATGTTCATAGGATGATTTATTTGTCAAATCAAACACAATAATTGCGCACTGTGCTCCAATATAATACCCATCCCTCAACCCACCATATTTTCTTGTCCAGCAGTATCCCATACATTGAAACGAATTTGTCCTTTAGATGTATTGAATATAATTGGATGTACCTCAACACCCAATGTTGGAATATATTGTGTATCGAAATAACCACTGAGATGTTTTGTCACAAATGATGATTTTCCCACACATCCATCGCCCACTAACACTTTAAAAGATGGTGTATCCATTCGGTATGTTTGAATACAAAGTATATAAATCTTATATTTGGTTTTCAAATATTTAAAAAAGAAGTGGCGATACACACCATTGTTTGAGTTTTTCATATAATCTTATCAATTTGTCATCAAGATGAATATTGATAAAAATATTCTCCTGAGTGTTATTGAAAATGAAGTCTGCATACTTCATTGTTGGATATATGAAAAATTCATATACTGGTTTAACCGTATCAAACCACTGAGTTATGACACTATTTACTGTTCTTCCTCGCTCCTTCATATCTCGAATAATCCTCCGAGCTAAACAGCATCTAAATCAGTGTGTACAAATATTTTTGTACTAATCAGGTCACGAAGATATTCATCATTGTATAACATAATACCTTCAATAATAATGAAGTCCGCATTGGGATCATATGCATGACAATCAGGGATACTGCAATGTTTAACATAATCGTATCCCAGAAGAGTTGTTTCTGATTGACCACGAATAGCAGAGATTAGGGGGTGGAAATCAAATGCAGATGGTGTGTCAAAATTATATTCTGACACACTTGCCGGCTTAGTTTTATAAAACAGACGCGAAATCCATCAGATTCCAGATCTTCTACCATACTACGACAGAAACTAGATTTTCCCGAACCAATGCAACCACATATACCTATGATATGTACCATCTTTAGAATATATATTCTAAAGATGCGAATTTTAAGTAATCAATTTTCCATTATTTAAATTCATAGTGTTTTATCTTAGATTTATCGTTGGGGCATGAAACCTTTTTGATTTGATATCTATAACATACATCATTTTGGTCAATATATGTGACTTTACCAGCATTAAATGGCGTTGGATATTTGACGATAACTTGAGGTACCGGTGCAGTAATGTATGTATAAAGTAATCCGACACACAAGGCAATCAAAAAGTATAGTGGATCAATGTAATCCAAAAGAAACATTATATATTATACATATATTTTGATTTATGGCGTACATTTATTGTATAATGCTGTCATGTAACTGGCCGCGGGTTGTTCACCAACAGCATCAGCAATTGTTTTGGCGTGCTCATCACCACGTTTACGTAAAGCTGTTAAGGCTTTTCTGACGTCAGCGTATTCTTTATTAACTTGATTCTTATTCAATGTAATTAAGATGGAATTAATGTGTTCATATTGATCAGCCATCATCTTAAATTTAAGATTTTTACCTTCCGCAACAACATGTTTGTGTAATTTTACGAATTCGCTTTCGTCTATACCACCTTTTCTTTTCTTTGTGGAAGCAGACTGTTTCTTCTTGGGTGCCTCTTCTTCGGAAGAAGCCTCTTCCGAAGAAGAGGCTTCTTTTTCAGCAGCTTTTTTTGCTGCTGCTCTCTTTTTCTTAGCTAAGGCTGCTTTAAGTTCATCATCATCATCATCAGGCTCTTCTTCCTCAGCTTTTTTCCCCATTACTTTCTTTTTCTTGGCTAAGGCTGCTTTACGTTCCTCCTCAGCCTCTTCCTCGGCCTTTCTTGCTGCTTCTTTCTTTTTCTTGGCTAAGGCTGCTTTGCGTTCCTCCTCAGCCTCTTCCTCAGCCTCTTCCTCGGCCTTTCTTGCTGCTTCTTTCTTTTTCTTGGCTAAGGCTGCTTTACGTTCCTCCTCAGCCTCTTCCTCGGCCTTCCTTGCTGCTTCTTTCTTTTTCTTGGCTAAGGCTGCTTTACGTTCCTCCTCAGCCTCTTCCTCGGCCTTCCTTGCTGCTTCTTTCTTTGTCTTGGCTAAGGCTGCTTTACGTTCCTCCTCAGCCTCTTCCTCGGCCTCTTTTTCTGCTTCTTTCTTTTTCTTGGCTAAGGCTGCTTTACGTTCCTCCTCAGCCTCTTCCTCGGCCTCTTTTTCTGCTTCTTTCTTTTTCCTTTCTAATTCTATTTTACGTGTCCTTTCGGTCTCTTTCTCCACAACCTTGGTTTCTGGTCCAATATCTTTCTTTTTCGGTTTTACCTCTTCGGAAAGAACGAACTTTTCACTTATTTTTCCTTGTATCATGTCAGGTGGTATCTCTTTATCTTTGACCCAAATCTGAATATTATGAATTTTATCTGACCCATCCTGAAACCCCATGTTGCAATGGTATGTAAGCATACCATCATATATTTTTTTGGTAATTTCTGTTATATCATCCAATAGATATCCAAAAATAAAACCGCCAATCTTTAGAGAAATTGCTGCTTGTATGATTGATTGTTTATAGAAATATGCGAACCACTCTTCCCATGTCTTGTACTCTAATTGAGTATCTGTGTGTATTTCTGAACCATATGAAGGGAAAGCGATAAATGCTACATCGAATCTGTTGTTTAAATCGGGCTCATCACCATAGAATCGGGAAAATGTCTTCTCGAATGAAATTGGATCTACAATCCAATCAGGTGAGGATAATGTAGAGTATTCGGCACATTTATTGGCGATTTCTAAGTATTTTAGAGACATATCAGGACGTGAATTCCAGCCACGATAGATATTGGCACCAACAATGAAGGCGGCTATTAGACGGTCACCCCAACCAACAGAAATATCGAGAACATTCAATTTACCATCAAATTCAGGGCGATTTTTCGCCATATTTAACAAATATGCGGCACATACAGGGTTGTACATATTACATTCTCCTGATTGTTTACGGATTGTTTCACGGAGTTGTTTCTGATCAATACCTGGGCGCACACCTTTTTTCTTGATTTCAATCCAAGCATTAAGAGGAGTTATCGGTCTGTCCTTAACGTGACACATTATTCTTTCTTCTTCAATGAACAAATCAGCTATACTGTCGGTGTCATCATATTGTTCTTGTGAACGTTTGAGGATACCACATGTATATTGATCTGCTGGTTCAATCATGAGTTCATCTTGTGACTGTTGTAACCCCACAAACATGTGTTGAATATCACGTGAATATGTTCGTCTGAATGGGAAATCCTTGGTATCTTCTGAGATAGGTTCGCTTGGTTGAACCTCAGGTTCGGTTAGTTTGCCTTTGGTTATAACTTTCTCAGGTTCAGGTTCAGGTTCAGGTTCAGGTTCAGGCGCTATGGTTTTAATTTTAATTTTCTCCGATTTAGATGTTTTTTTCACAGATGTCTTTATAATTTCACAAATGTCTGCGAGTTGTGTGTATGTGCTCAATTTAGATAAATGTTTCTTCATTTTAATTTTTTGTCCAAACTTACCGTATTCGATCACATAATCACCGATTGCTACAAATGTTTTAAATTCATCAACAATTAAACTGATATCTGCCAAGGATTTGATGTATGTGTTGTATAATTCCCTGAGGGTCATCAATTGTGCAAAATATGCTCGATTCAAATCATGCCACTCATTACGGTGCGCCGATTTCCACGATGATAACTGTTTTGCCTTTTTTGTAGAATAATGAGCTAACTTTTTTTGCATATTTTCGGCAATTGCACCGAGTACTTCCGCTCCATCTGCTATATATTCTCTTGTTACTGAGTCTATTCTGACAATATTTGATCGTGACAGCGATTCGACCATTGACGTTAATTCGGAAAGGTTAGTGACTAACTCATTGTATGTACCTCGGTACTCTGAGATTTTTGCCTGATCATGAATGCCGAGAAAAAGAGTGACGCGTAACTGCTGTAATTGGTTTAATAAATCAAGTCTTTCACGCGATTTATGTCGAAGAAATCCTGCCCTAGTGTGCACTATTGGAGGAATGAGAATCATAACCCGTTTATCTTCTTCATATTCTATAATGTTATCATGATACAACATTGATCCAGATGACATGAGCTCTAGTATTTTTTCGGAATACTGATCATAATCGAGGTATTGCATATTATGTTATATAATATGTATAACATAATATTTTATGTCATATCAAGCAACATTGTTAAAATCAAATTTTAACAAGGTACGTAGATAATTTTGTCAACATAAATATATATTATGTCCAAAAATATTCGTGTAAGCCTAATAGATCCCATATTATATAAGTCATCATATATTAATCATGAACCTAAAATATCATTTGCCAATATTTTTTGGAGAAAGTTTAACCTTTTAAATTTTGTGCTCAATGTATTATTACCCATAATTATTATCATATTTGTTCTATTTGTCCTTAAAGATAGATATTTATCCAAATTAAAAACAGATCGTCTCAATATCGTTGATAATTCACAAAATTTTTGAATGTGTGATTTGTGAATATTTAAAATGTTGGTCATTATTATTAATAACTTATGTTTCTAACCTTGGATGAGTATTTGGCTTATTTTCCATCGATCAACATAAGTCGTGAAGAATTCGTTAAAAAGTTCATTATTACATACACGAATAATCCAACATTACATGACCTATTCACATTCAAGACAGTAATCAAAAGACCTGACGATATGAGATACATTAAACGTGAAGACATTATAGATTATTTCTATGATGTCATCATCGTTAATCGACACACGTATTTGACTGAATTTTATAAAAGTTATTTTGAATTACCTGAGTTTTATGGTCTCAAATGGGATAATGTCAATATATTGACATCACAAGATGTTGATCTTGACAATAAGCGGTTCTTATTGACCTGGAGAAATTATCTTGAAAATATGGATGACCCTGGCACTCAAGCAGAAATGTTAACACAATTCAATAGTTTAATTGACCAACCGTTGTCAGGACTCAGTTTACAAAAAAACGACCAATCAAGAAAAATCATTCGCAATTTGAATTATCTTGATATATTACATTATACACGCGTGACGAATACTTGTAAATCGAAGACATCTTTTTGGCAAACATTCATTAATGTGTACAATAAACTTCAATTGGAAGATAGATTTTTTGCACCTTCATCGATTGGTCTTTTTCTTCGCGAGAAAAGAGGTGGTGAGGTTAATTTTAATAATTTTTTTTATTTATTCCAACAATATCAACCAAAGGCATCAATTCTAAACCCATATACGATCAATTGGATCCTGAAAAATTTATTCTCAGGTACGAAACTATTCACCCCAGTGCTTAGTTGGGCTTCATATTTGTGTGCTTTTATGCATAGTGATTGGGAACATTATGTCGGTGTTGATGTTATGCCAAGTGTATGTGATCGTTGTCAATTTTTGTTTGACTATTATCAAAAAAAACTTAAACCAAAGTTAACGTTGAAGAAAGAAATCAACCGTCTTAACACAAAAAAAATGGATTTGTATTGTCAACCATCTGAATCTTTATTGTATGATGACAATTTTTTAACAAAATTCCGTAATTATTTCGATGCTGTTCTGATGTGTCCACCATATTTTAATATGGAAATTTATCCCACTGGTGATCAGTCAATTGAATCGTATCCTACTTACGATGAATGGTTAAACCGCTATTGGGAAGACACTGTTGCTTTATGTTATATTGTTCTCAAAAAAGGTAAACATTTTGGTTTTATTGTCAATAATTATGTTTCATTAAAGAAAGAAGAGTACCCACTAATCCAGGATCTCAATATGATAACACTCAAATATTTTAAGTTAGTCGGAGTGTACAATCTACTCAATCGTGTATCTCCACTAAGAATGAACAAAAAGAATAGAACGGAAATGTTATTTATTTATGAAAAAATATAGTTTAAAGAATATTTATCTGAATAAGGTAAATATTATGCCCAACATTAAAATTAAGAAGACACGCAAACTAGAATCGGTCGCAGCACCAGAACCAGAACCAGAACCAGCACCAGAACCAGCACCAGAACCAGAACCAGAACCAGAACCAGAACCAGAACCAAGTGCGGAAGTGAAATCTGATATGGATTCCGACATGGATCTAGATTGTGATAACTTTGACCCGCAATGCCAAAAAGTCCCTCTAAATGAAGAAGAAATTCTTCAACGTATGTTCCAAATGGGTCCAAATTGTATGATGTTTCAACAACCAATGCCTGTTCCCGGTCCTGAACAAGATATGAATAAATTGCTCATTACTGGTGACAAGAATGTTGCTGAAATACTTGATGATATAAGAGTTTCATTGGACTGTTTAGTTAAAGCAGTATTAAAAGTTAATCAAACTTTGGTAAGATACTATGACAATTCGAAGCAAAAAAATTGAAATACGATATCGATCAATATAATTGCATAACATTAATTACTTGAATTTAATGTCACGTAACGTAGAGGATTCTGGTGAAGTGAATTATGAAATTGTCACTCCCCAAAATTGGGCGATTGTTTCACACAACTGTGGTGTGGCAAAGCTCAATAAAAGCGGACAAGGTAAATCGGCCCTATTGACTTACAGAAAACGTAAATTTTATCTGAAAACAGCGAAAATGTATTGTCCGTTTGGTGCGAGCAAACCCAAACCCAAACCAGGTGAGACCGTGAAGGATACTGACCAATGGGGTGCTCAATTGTCTTTTACAGACAGTTCAGATTGCCAGATTTTCCAGCAAAAAGCAATTGAATTTGATGATTTTATGATTGATGAGGGGGTCAAAATAGATAATAATGTTGGATGGCTCGGCGGTTCCAGAAGTAAACCGTTCAGCCGCGAAGTTGTTGAAAGTAAGTATAATCGAATGGTCAAATATTCAAAAGACAAGAATACTGGGGAGGTATCAGATCAATATCCCCCATTCATCCGTATTACATTCCCAACTACATTCACCAAACCATTCACATTTACTTGTGAAATTTATGATAAGACTAATGAATTAGTCGATGTGTCACCCGATGCACAGGAACCGAATTGTATTTCGAATGTCGTCATTCCAGGATGTTGGTGTACTGCACTTCTCTCTGGATCAATCTGGTCTAACTCGAATGGTTATGGTGTTACATGGCGAGTCGCCCAACTTAAAATTTATCCTCCGATGGATAAATTACCCAAGGGTAAATGTCTAGTCAATGACCCCGTTTCTTCAGATGAAGAAGAAGAAGAAGTTGAAGAGACTGATACTAATTGAAATGATCAATTGTGATAATCATGTGAGATTTTCCATTGCGTTTTATCCAATACCTCTCGATTTTGATATTTATGTAGTGCTTCCATTTGGTCATGTTCATCTAAATGTTTGAGGTTTCTGGGATTTTCATATTGTGAATAATTCATATAATTAGCTGGTAGCTGTAAACCAGCAGTATCGGTGTTTTGTGGATTAAGTTGTGAATCCAATGCATATAATTGATCAAAATATTGTTCTGCTGTTAATGGTGGAGGAATCTCTTCGCGGGGCACATCTGTGTCAGTTAACGACATACCTTTTAGTAGCTTTTGTAGATTGAGTAAGTCTCTAGGAGACAGTAATTCTTGTTCGTCTTCAAATAGACTTAACCAATTAATATAGTCTTGCACAGTCATTTTGTATACTTTGGCCTTCAGTTTAAATTTTCTACGTTGTTCATCAGTCATATTTTTGGGATCTTTATAATATGTCGGCCCATAATGACAAAATTGACCACTACCTTTAGCACAATAACACTGATGATCGGCCAAACATTTATTTTGTCCATTGCCATAAACAACATTACAATCCTTATCAGATGTACATCCAATAATTTGGTTTTCTGAATTTGGTTTTGATTGTTGAGACTTTTGCTCGATATTTTTTGCCATTTGGATCGATTGTTTGGGTTTCCGTGGATTGGGGATAATAGTTACTGTATGTGTCATTACCGCAGGTAATGATATTTGTTGAGGTTTAGAAGCAAATGTTCGTAATGTCGATTGTCGTTGTCGTTGTTGCTGTTGTTGTTGTTGTTGTTGCTGGGGGTTTTCTTGTAATTTCGGGACAGACGGCGGTGTCTCAGAATGTTGTTTCTTTTTCACATCAGATATTGGTGACATCACATGAGTATTTGTTTTTTTCAGTAGTGAACTTTGGTTTGACTGAATTGACGATGGTAACTCTGATTTTGATGAAGTATCTTTGTGATCGAATGGTTCATACAATGTTTGGGGATCTTCATATCCATATTCAGGTAAAAAACCTTTTTCTGGTATGATTATTTTGGGCATTTTGATTGATATATCTGCTAACCGTTTATCAATAACTCGGGTTATGGTTAATCCCAACATACACCCAAAAACAATGGTTATAATGCCAACAACGATGACATTGATCAATAACTCAGTAGAGATCATATATTCTATATTATAGATTATGAATTTATTGAACTTCATCTGAATTGATTTAATTAATGATGTGTAATATCACATACTGTAGGTCTTCACATACAATTCCATTGCCAATTGGGTTGAAGACAATTGAAATTTCTATTGACTAAATTATCTTTATTTTTGAGAATAATATCAGGAATATTGTATTCGCATTGTCTTGTCGAATACATAGGTCTTTTACCTATCATATTTATTGTCATATTTGGATAATATGACGGTGTTATATTTTGGCAGGAAACGATCCGTTCAGACACAGGGTCGTTCAATGTCAAATAATTATCCAAAATGGGTGGTGTTTTTCTCAAATGTGACTCATGAATGATTAATTTTTGTAACATTTGTTGTCTATTAACTTCATCAAAGGAAACACATTTTTTCATATTATGTCCAGATTGCCCTGAATAATAGCGATATGGATCTTGACTCATGTTTATTATATATTTATATAAGTATTTTATATTTCATTCTCATAGTAATTTTGTGATATCATCAGGAAAACGCTCATCTAATATCTTGATTGGTTTCCACTTTTGGAAATTATGTTTATATTGACACAAAACACATATACCCAATTTCTTGACTAAATCTGATGTATTGTCCATCGTTTGTTGTAGATATTGACTTGTTTTCATATCATTGATGAGTGCATAATCATAATCGAATAAATGTCCGTTTTGGTCGAGTAATTTGAGACAATAATCATCCGGATTACCTGTTTCATACAATAAAAATTTAACCTCTGGGTGTTTATCAACATTAATTTTTTTTTCTGTTTTGCTGACTTCTGTAGGTTCCGTTAATTGTTTAACATTGAATGACTTACTATTGAAGTTATAAATTAGATTCTTATTGCAGTTCTCATTGGGTCTGAAAATCAATCCATTAATTTTGTTTTTGTATGGTAAAGATGATACATAATCGTGAATATATGATAATAGTTCACTGTATTCTATGAAATCTTTGACAATAATTTGGAACGGATCCAGAAATTGATCATATTGATAATTTTTGGGGGAAATAATTGAATAAAGTAAATTCAGGCGGCGATCGAGCGGATAGCTGACAATATTTTTCTTCATATAAACGAGGAAATCAGAAATCATAAAATATGAATCGACTACCTCCCCTTCAAAAATAGTTCCACTATACAGACTTGGACTAAATTGACATTTTAGTGTATAATATAGTGAATTTTGTTTGTCAATAAACAGACAAACAGGTTGTTGTTTGAAAGTAGCCAATAATAACAAACAGATACGTTGACTAGTATTAGCATAAGCAAGATGCCTGTATTTCTTGAGTGTATCTAAATCTTTCTCTGGATCAAATGCTGTGAAAAATTTATTCGTACAATTCATTTTGATATAATATGTTTGAAACAAGTGATTGCTGATCATTTGTTTCAAATCACTGTTAACAATGTGTTTAAGTGTCTTTCCATTGAGTGTAATTTCTTTGAGATCCATTTCATTAAGGTCTAAATCAAACATTTCGGATTCAATATGTGTAGTATATACTGCTACATAAATTTTTAAGTAAATTCAAATTTCCAAATTAAATTTTGAATTTCCAAATTAAATTCAAAATTTCCAAAATTAAATTCAAATTAAAATCATCGATGGGCAATTTCTATATCCCGTTTAATCATATGATGACTTCTATGAAGTGGACATTCACAACATGTTCCGCACTTATTGAAACCACACGTTGATGACATTTTTGTCCACAGCTGCATTTTCTGCAGGTGTTCCCATTTAGTCTCTGTTGCATCATATTTACACATATGACCGTTGGATGTTGGTCGGTAATCTGAGGGTAAATTTGTCTCAATTGTTGGATTACCTGTGGATGGTATTCGTGGTTGAAATAATCTAACCATTGAGTCCATTGATCTGGTGTTGTTTCCTGGATCAAATGAGGATAGTGAATGATTTCATTCACGGTCAACTCGTATCCAGAAAATGAATAAAAATCGTGGATTTCTGGGCGATAACTATGTCGCTGTTGGTGATATGGTATTTTCGGGATTTTATCACGGTTACCCACAAATATATGATAAATTTCGCAATGTTTTATGAGTAATGCTACAAAATGTATTGTCATTAATTGATGTGTAATCACATATGTGATCAATTGATAATTGTTAGCAATTGATGGGATGTGTAATGAATGATCCAGTAAATTACAAATTATTTCTAAATCTTTTGAGCATTTGACACTCTGATCATATGGCAATAATCGTTGTCGACAATGGGAACACCAATTGAGTACCCAATCCAATGGATTGGGGATTTGATGTAACGACAAAATTGCCTGCACCATATCGATCAATTGACATCTATGTGCTTTGGCGTAAATAGCTAAGGTGTGCTGATCTGCAAACCTCATTAATACGTGCAGACGCACGTCAGAAATATCGAGAGATGACACATCGAATTGTATTGGGTACAGATACTGGTTGGTTAAGAAATATTCTAATTCAATCACATCAATGCTTGCCAGATCGATGTTGGTACGGTGGTTTAACGAAGGGATTACAACATTGTAATGTTGTAATAAATATTTGACCGATGAGAGCGGCAAACCTTTGATGAATGATGTACTGAGTCTATTGCAAATATTTCTAACACGAAGACATTCCATTTTCAATATGCTACCAATACTCCTGTTTGTAATACATCATTAACCATTGATGTTAATTGGTGTGCATGTACACATGCAAATTGAGACATAATGAAAATGTATTATGTCCAAATCTAATTCTTTGTGAATCAATTTTATCAAATCAGATATGGATACAAATAAAAACATCTGACAATAGTTAGCACTGATTGTATATAGCACATATGAAGTCTCATTTATTTGAAGCTAACTCGTCTTCCATTTACATCAAAAATGAAACAAATATCTATGGTATTCTCAACCTTGAGATTATTTGTTATTGATATTCAATACGAGAAGTCTAATTCGAAGTGTTAAGGTTATACTTATCATAGGATCATTGCTGTTCTTATTGGGTGCTATAATGTACATACTACATCTAGATGTGATTAATATGTATACTTATTTAGTTTGTGCAATATGTTTCTTTATTGCATACATATTGGATATGATTGAGTATGAATACGAATTCTGGATCACTTATCTGCGACAACAGCAAACAAAATAACTCACATGTTTAGTTTTGCGGGGACAATACATCGGTGGTTATCAATTGATTTTCGGTGTTTTTGTATCTTTCTCCCATTGATCTGGGCAAATGACTGCATTTTTTTGAAGATTATCGAACGATTTATCAAATGCATGTGTATCAAAAAAGCAACTCAGATCATCTTTACCCATTTTCTCTGACCACGGAGCGCGTCTTTCGGAATAGAAATTAGATGGATAATGACTGTCATGCTCGTTTGCTGCTTTAGGATCGAAATTATCTCCTTTCCTCATTTGTATTAGTTCTTTTTGTTTGGGGGTTATGTTTGTTGGTGTATCAACTGGTGCATAATTTTCAAAATTTTCTAAGGTTGGAGCTTTGGGTTCAGTGTCCAAAAATGGGGCTAGTTGTTTAGTTAATCCTTGCAAAAAAGTTTTACCTTGTTCTTGTTGGCGCTTGAGCAAAACAATGTTCATAATTTGGTCTTTAGCAGATTGGCATTCGTTGTTACTTTTTTGTATTATCTGTTGATTGTGTGTGTCTATCTCGTTGGTGATATCTTTATTCTCTTGCGGTTCATGCGTGGATGTTTGACCTATTTTATGTGGTGTTTTGATATGCTTTTCGGGTTTCAATTTCATCAAAGAAATATTTCCCAACATAAAAAAGAATACAAACAATCCTAAAATAACATATGTGATGGACCTTATTAGATCAAAGATCATTAGTTATATAATAATACAAAATATTTTGGAAATTTATGCCGAATTACATTTATATCCATAATCTCTGGAAAATTCAGAGACTGTGCAAATATGGATTCCTAATTCATATACTTCAACCATATTTCCAGTAACCAACATGACATTACCCGATATAACACAAGATATTGACTCACCTAATTTATTGTAGACTTTATCACCGTTATCCAAAATGAAGTCTTCTAGCTGGTCATCCTCCAAATTGGTAATTACGAACCTTTTTGGCAAGAGATTTTGATTGACTACAGTTTTCCCCAATTGTTCCAATTCTATGGGAAACTCAGTCACAAATTCTTTGAAAGCTTCTAAACCTTATAATATTTTAGCGGCACGTATTTTACCAATACCTGGTAATTGGAGTAAATCTTGAACTGTGCACCTGTGTGAAATATTGGGACATGCTGTTGTTATTTGACGAAGTATCATCTTACCAATACCATTTGGAAAAATGTTTGATGCTAACAAAATTCGATACAAATGTGCGGCCATTAACCCTGTTCGAATATCATTGAAGTATTGTTCGCTTCTTTTCGGACCAATTCCCGGTACCTTCCTGAGGCATTCTCTGGAGGCTGTGAGAATTGCATTCAATTCTGTCAACCCGCTAGCATGGATTCTTTTTAACATACCCTCACGAATACCTGGTATATTAAGCGTTTCAAAAAATGAACATGGTGTTGTAGTAGAACTTTTGGACAATTCTCTGGGTTATCTATAACAATATCACACCGTTCCCAATGCCATTGATACGGCACTTGAGGTAAACAGGGATCTCCATGAATTTCTAATACTTTTACAATCATGGGAATGACACCACCTGACCTTGTGACACTAATTTTAGTTCCAATTCCTAACTGGAATTTTTGACACTGGTCAGCGCATTGTAAACGAATACTCTATGTATTTTGGCACCATCAATGAATACTGGACGAAATTCAGCGACAGGTACCAATCGGTCGCGGCGTGTGTATCTCCAGTCAATATTAGTGATTATCGTTTCTCTTAATTAATCTTGGAGATTGATTTTGAATGCTACACAATCAACAGTTTTTTTAACTCGGTTGGTCGTGTTTTTGTTTGATTAACAGACAGGACTAACCCATCTATCAAGTATGCATACTTTTCTAATTGTGTCTTAGAGGGTGTCCAGAAATACGATCTTCGTTAAAAAAACTAAAATAATTTGTATTTTATATTCTTGCTTAAAATCAGATTCAATGTTTGATTTTAAGAGATTACTCGATAGTTTCTCAAAATTATCCTCAACCAAATTCTATAAGGATACGTTTGATCACTTTAAATCTACCTTCATTCAGCGGATTTCGGATGTGATTGAACAACACAAAAAAGCAACATGTGGTAGGAAAAGAACCATTGATTTGAAGCAAGTCCTCAATGGTATGTTTTTTATTGCTGATAATGGTCTGAAGATGTCCTACATTAAAGACCAGTTCGGGATTGCAAAAAGCACATATTACTATTATTTTAATTTGATTGCTAAATACCAAATACTAGAACAACTATATAGAGAATTGATTGTTGAAAATACTACCTTAGGTAAGAATGATTTCATAATTACTGATACATTCACTGTGAAATCCATGGGCGGATCACAAGGATTAGGAAGAAACCCAACTGATCGAGGAAGAAAAGGACTCAAAGTGTCTTTGATCCGTGACCAAAATTTAGTCACGCATGCCGTACATGTGGTTGGTGCTCACATTCATGATGCTCAAATCTGACCAGAGACCATTGATGTATCCATGACAGATCTGACTGGTTTGAATTGTTTGGCTGATTCAGGATCTGCAGGCCGCAGATCTATTGACCAGATAGAGCACAAACATAAGATACATCTCATCTCAAAACCAAAAAGAACAAGATCTCCCTCATAGATGAGTCATCACCGACCAACCGAAGAAATGACTATGCTCAATCAATATCGTAATCGAATTGAGCGATTGAATGGTAATATTAGAGGGTTTAGAGGACTGATGATCAAATACACCAAGACCGTTGATTCATATCGGACATATTTGTATTTAGCATTACTATGTATCACATGTTATCAATTGTTCGTCCATAAGTAAACATCCACAGATTATCTCATGTGGTGTCACTCTGTGTGTTTCAAGTTTATAGAAAATATAAAAATACCTATGGATCATAATAAATTATTTTTAAAATAATCAGATACTACATTGATAGATATGACTCAAAAATGATTTACTGGAAAGAATAGTAAATCATTTTTGAATTTTTACCAATGTTGTATTTCTGGACACCCTCTTATATAGTAATAGAAGAATGGCTGATAAATTATCAGTCAATGGCCCATTGTTGACTACTTTAAATCCTTCTTTTTTAAATCTTAAACCCTTCATTTGATTGAGGAATGGGCGCTTGGCTACATAAATCGATAACTTCATATGCAATATACCTCAAATATGGCGAGGCAACATCACTATTCATCAGACCTGAAACCCAATTTCTGGCAGTTGCTTTAGATTTACTACCAAATGTTTTGTTCCAAAAGGATTTGGAAACAATTAATTCGTCCCTAACGACTAGATCAGGATAAATGGATATTTGTTGTAGATTTATGTGATCTAACACGAATGACACATCTGACCCATAGATCCCATTACCTCTGAGATAACACTTATGAGGAGAATTGCTGAGATTCCATCTAACTTCAGAGAATGTGTTATGGAATCGTTTTGTAGAAATACTCTAAATCTTTGCCTAATTTAACTTTATTCAATGATGGCATGAAATATGGTAATTTTACACAATTTTTGCGCTTGGTATCGCACCTATCCGTGCCTTCGCATTAAAGGCTTTTTTTTCATTTTGGTGACCAATATACGAGACAATCATATGTATAATCGGAGAGACATATTTGATCAGGATCACTACTGTTGTAGTAGATATCTGTTGCCCGACTGATGTATTCATCAATTGTCTCCGCATCAAATTGTTCACAGAATCCGTCAGGATCCTGTTCAATCAATGGAAAATCTTGGTCCAGATAACTGGTATCCATTTCTAAATCTTCCAGATGAATCAATTCTCATACGGGATTCATTTTTATCCTCTTGACGATAAAAATTCTGGCATTTAATTATAGTGTAAATGAGACCAAGTTTTATTGCCACTGGAGTTAATGGAACATTAATGTTATTTGTGTTCATATGATCGTTATTTATTGGGAAACCTTAGGTAATTATGAAAAATAGTTTTGATGTCACTCCTCGCAATCCAAATAGGTATTCATGCCTTACTTCATCATATAGAAGAAATTTTTGTGGATTTAATCCATTAGAAAACCGGTGGAGTTACAATCAATTGAAACGTTAACGGCTAGAATTCAAGTGATCACATATTTCCCATTAATACCAACTAACGGGAAATAATTAACTGATTCTTATATAACAACTGTATTGTTGATATCTGGAAAAATATTATGTTAATGAACAATATAACAGTTAATGACTGACCACAGTTGTTTTGAATTTAAAGATGGTAAAATAACACAATACAACTTTAATAGAATTAAAGTTCCCTCACCTAAACAGTTAAATCCAAATGGACCTGTGCCAGTTCCAGTTAAACCTGCACCTACTCCAGTTAAACCTGCACCTACTCCAGTTAAACCTGCACCTACTCCAGTTAAACCTGCACCTACTCCAGTTAAACCTGCACCTACTCCAGTTAAACCTGCACCTGCTCCAGTTAAACCTGCACCTGCT